TTAGACTTGAAAGGCTGCGGCCTTTGTAGAGAGCGGCATTGCCTGTGGGCGGTTCCGCTCTTGATTTTACAAAAAATCCCCTGCTTTGCCAAAGCCCTGCGTTTCACGCGGGGTACTTTATAGGCAAAGTGGGGGGATTTTTTTGCAAGTAAAACGTTCAAACTTTCTATTTTTGCATCATTTTATATAAGTATATTTATATCTTTAAGCGCTCATGCGGATTTTTCCGTGTGGGCGCTTTTCTTTTTTGTCCTTCGTTTGACGTTCGTTGTCTCTTACTTTCTTCCAGTGCGGTACACTAGGAGCAACAGGAGGGATGTATTATGAGCTATTATCCGACACCAGGAGCGCCCTATGTTCCGCAACAGCCTGTCAATCCGTACGGTGGCATGGGCACGGTAGGGCTTGCAACTCCCTTGCCGAACACGCAGATGCAACAGGCACAACCGCAGCGTCCGCAGCCGATGAATGGGCAGCAGCCTGTTCAGCAGTCGGCGCAGGACGGCGGTTGGCTGCTGGGCAGGCCTGTTTCCAGCAGGGAGGAATTTTTGGCAATACCGTCTGACCTGTACGGCAGACCTACCTACTGCCCCGACCTGCGCAGCGGAGTGATCTACTGCAAGCGGCTGAACCCTGACACCTGTGAATCTTATGTACAGGAGTTTTACAGCCCGGAAGCGTGGCGGCAGATACAAGCGCAACAGGCACAGCAGACCGATGCACCGACACAGCAGTATGTGCCTATTGAAGAGTATAACACCCTCGTCCACAGGCTGGATGAACTGGAAAAGTGGCAGAAGAGCTTTTCTAAGCCTACTGCCACAGCAAAGAAAGGAGAATAACAATGTCCTCTCCGTTTGATATGATTACGCACAGTCCTATTATGCAGCTTGCAAACCTTGCTCGTGCCGGGCAGAACCCGATGGGGCTTATCCAGCAGTTGAGCGGGCAGAATGCTCCTATCATGCAGGGCTTGAACCTAATTCAGGGCAAGAGCGAAGCACAGCTCCGAACGATGGCGCAGAACCTCGCCAAAGAGCGTGGTATCGACTTGAACCAGCTTGCAAGCGTCCTGAATTTGACGCTTCCGAAGTGAGGAGGCTTTACAATGGATGATTTTGAAAACAGCCATTCCAAAAAAGATTTTGACATCAACAATCTGTGTAGCGATGACAAAATATGGATTCCTTTAATGCTTGGCTTGATTTTCGGTGCTGCTAGCAAAAAGTGGGATGACCCAAAAGATAAAAAAGACAACCCTCCAAGCTGACTTAACAATCCTAAAATCAGCATCCCTCTAAGCAAAACGCTTCTCAGTTTTGCGGACTTGATAAAAACCGCTTTTATCTGGCTTCGCCCATCGCACACGGCGGTGGGATAGCATAACGCAAAACTGAAAGGAGTTTTGTTATGGACGATTTTGCAACTGGCTATCTGGCTGGGCAGGACGGCGGTAATAACGGCGGCGGATTCTTCGGCAACGAAGGTCTGTGGGCGGTTATCATCCTCGCCATCATCTTCGGCTGGGGCAACGGCGGCTACGGTCGGAACGGTGGTGACAACGGCATGAACAGCTACATCCCCTATCTGGTCGGCACTGGTGCAACTGGTCAGGGCGGTGCAGACACCCGCGCGGCTCTGTCTGAGGGCTTTTACCAGCAGGATACCTCCCGCTCTCTGGCGGGCATCCAGAGTGGCATATGCTCTCTGGGCTATGACCAGCTCGCACAGATGAACACCCTCAACGCTGCCGTTGCGGGCGGCTTTGCTGGTACTAATCAGGCGATCTGTCAGCTCGGCTACCAGAACGCACAGCTTGTGAACGGTCTGGAGCGTAGCGTGTCCAACGGCGACAACGCCATCAGCCTTGCTATCATGCAGGAGGGCAACGCACGGCAGGCGGGTCAGACCGCCATCCAGACGCAGCTTGCATCTTGCTGCTGCGAGAACAAGCAGCTCATCGGCGACCTGAAGTATACCATTGCACAGCAGGATTGCGCTACCCGTCAGGCTATCGCAGACAACGCCCGCGCCATCGTGGACAACTGCAACGCCAACTTCCGCAGCATGATGGACTACTTCACGCAGGATAAGATTGCAACCCTGACCGCTGAGAACCAGAGCCTGAAGTTTGCCGCTTCTCAGGATCGTCAGAATGCACTTCTGACCACCGTGATGTCCCAGCAGACCGATACCATCCTGAACCGGGTTAATCCTCGTCCGATTCCCGCTTATCAGGTGGCAAACCCCAACGTGGGTGTGAACTGCTGCGGCTGCTAACCTACACACTCCCCGATAACACCGGGTGAACCATCGGGGCAGGGGTAAGACACCTCTGCCCCTGATTTTATAGGAGGAAAACACTATGGCTTGCAAAACGAGCTGCAAACTCTGCCCGCATTTGGTCATCAGTCAGGCAGTCACGTTTGCCGACGATACTCTGACCATCAACATCCCTGCCGGGTCTTACGCAGCAGGCGAAAAATATTGCATTGTCGTTGCTCAGAGTTTGCCGGACACGACCACCATCAACGCCCCTGTGGTCATTACCATAGGTGCAGGCACGACCGCATACCCTCTGACCGACTGCAACTGCGCTCAGGCGACCGCCGAGAGCATCCACACCCGCACCCGCTACGCTACCCGTGTGGCAACGTCTGCAACCGGAACCGGCACGTTTAAGTATCTTGGCTGCTTCTGCCGTTCCCACGCCGGTGCGCCTGCGTCCATTTCTTGAGGAGGTATAGATTATGGGCAAGACTAATTTTCGCCGCATGATGATGCTCCGCGACCACGACAAAGACCGTGAGCCGGAACGTGACCGCCTTGAGGAAGAGCGTGACCGCAGGGAGCGTGAGCTGGAACGCCGTCTGCGTAAGCTGGAAGACGGCAATGACCGCCATCCTTACTATCCGCAGGAGGAGAACCGCTACATCGACCCCTACCCTATCCCCCGCTACCCTGACGTAGAGTATGGGCGCAAAATGCCGCAGATTGGCTTTTCGCAGAACGGAGACTGGGATAAGCGGTCTGGGCAGTACGAACGTGGCGGTGCGGACAGCCGCTCGATCAAGATGCCACGCCAGCACCTCACCCACGATGAAGCGGAGGAATGGTGCGACAGCATGGTGAACGCTGACGGCACAAAGGGCTGTCACTGGACGCTGGAACAGACGCAGGACGTTGCCAAACAGCGCAATATCACTTGTGACCCGAACGATTTCTGGGCTGTCATGAACATGATGTACTCGGATTATTGTCAGGTAGCAAAGCGCCAGTCCGTTGACACTCCGGGCTTCTACGCTGACATGGCAAAGGCGTTCCTTGAGGACAGCGACGCTGTGGACGGCAAGGCGTATGCCTACTGGGACTGCGTGACAGATAAATAAAATGAATCCCCTGTGTGGTCTTTGCAGCTACACAGGGGTTCTTTTATTCCCAAAGTACAGATTTTTCTTTTATATCAAATAAATCTTATAAATGGAATATAAGGCTCTTATCGAGTTCCACCACGTTGACAACGGAGAACTTTCCGGGAACTTCTCGCTCAATTCTTGCTTTTGCTTCCTCCTTGCTGTTTGCAAACAAAACGAGCGGGGTTTGAAGGCGCCTGCATTTTTTATCATCATCGTATTGGATTCCGACCCAATAGAAATTTTCCATATATTGCTCCTTTGCTATTTCAATATTTTACAGGCGGTTCAGGCAACGGCATCCAATATGTAATGCTATGGGTTCTACCCTCATCATCCCGCCACTCTTTGAACTGCTCATCGTAATTTGCTATAACAATATCGAAGGCGGATTCATCGAATCCGATAACACGCGGGTCTGTATCTCCCGGAACACTATTCTTTGCACAAATCCACTGGCTTGATTTTGGCGCGTTTGATACATCGTAAGCGCAATATCCGATGCACTGCGGATTGCCGTACTTCTTCATGTAATCTTCATTTCCGATTCGAGCCGCACAAACCATGTGAACATTTTTCCAACCGACACGGTCATCGTCTGTTGATTCGCTGTCGATAATAATATCTTCGGGGTCTAATACTTTTCTTCCGATTGCAAGATTCCAGTTATTTGCAACATACCGTTTCATTTGCCATTCGTTCAGAAAAGTTTTTGCTTCTTTCATGGCATCTTCCAAAGAGCCACGATGAGGTCTATAAACAATCATACGTCAATCCTCCAAGAAATCTTTCGGTAATTTTTCCATTCTATCTTGTGCAGTCCTATAAATGATTGGTTTTAGTAAACATCAGTCATTCCAATCCAGAAAATATCCATTGTACTTAAATTCTTTTGCGATATTTGCGGCTTTGGAAAGTTTTTCTGCAAACGCGGCTGCTTCCTCAAAATCCATCATCACTCCCGGAATTGCAATTTTCACCTTCATTGGGGTATCAATTCCATCCCCGTCTTGAATAAGTTCAATATCCGTTCCATAAAGCTTCTTTTTGGCTTCAAAATATTCTTTATCAAACTCTCGATGATTTACAATTTTCATTGTTCAACCCTTAAATCTCAGCTTTTATCTGTTAAGCAGTTCTTTGATGTAAAGCGTCTCAAAACTTTTCAGGTGAGGATGTTCGTTTCGAGCCATCCTCTCTGCCTGTTCTTCAACACTCAAAATGCTTTCAAAGTCATCATCCACATCAATAACATAGCACATACATTCATGGTCGTGCTTTTCGTTCCATCCTTCAAAAAGAACAACGAACTTTTTCATATTGTCAATCCTCCAAAAAATCCTCCAACTCAATCTTTCCGTCTGCCGCAGTAGCAGCCAGAGCGTACACATACTGTCCGATGGTCATTCCGTGCCGTCTGGCTTCTCGGTTGATGTACTTACGTTCCTCTTCACTCATAAGGATGGTAATGCGCTTAGAACGCTTGCCGTCACCGCTTGCAACGCCTTGATGCGATTCCGGCATCGGGATTTTTTTCTTTGTCAAGCCAGCTCCAGCAAGTGCGCTTGGAACATCGCCCTGTTCAATCAGCCACTTCGTTTCCTTTGCCAGTTTCAGTTTCTTCGGCTTTCCTTCGCCTAACACGGCATCATTTGGCTGACTTTTGTCGTCTTTGGCTTGCTTCGGCTTAATATTGCTTAACTGTGCTTCATTAGGCTGTACATGGCTGTCTGTGGCTTCACTGGGCTTAATTGATGCTTGTTCGGCTTCGTTCGGCTTTGCTTGGCTTGCTTCTTCTTCCTTTGGCTCACTTCGGCTTAATGGCTGTTCCAAAAAAATAGGCTGAAAATCAAACCCGCCAAGCAAGCCTGAGGATTTTTTGCTAGTTGACTTCATTCATCTTCCTCCCAATCTTCATCAAGGTCAGGAACGGTCGGCAACGGCATCCAGTGAGTTATATTATGTGGCTTTCCACTTTTGTCTCGCCATTCCTTAAAATCTTCTTCATAGCCTACAATTTCTACATCGTATTCGTCTTTGCTAAACCCGATAACGTATGGGTTTAGTTCATCTGGCATTTCATCTTCTGATTTCGCCCATTGATTATTTGCAAGTTCTTTCTGCCACTTTTTACAATACTTTTCCGCTAGATACCATTGAGAGTGAAACGCCATTTCTTTTTCTTTATCTGAAAGGTCATTAAACGAAAATCCAAAATTGATAACGTAGACTTGCTCCGTGTCATCAGAACAAGTTGCATTCAAAAGATGCGGACACAAATCACTCATTTTTCTTCTCCATCCACAATCATCTGCGCCAACGCCTTGAAATCCTCTGCGCTGGTACTCTTTGCCGTGTCGCCGCTAAACAGGCTGTGCCGCTCTGCCTGAGCCTTGCGAACGCCCATAGACGGTCTAATCTTCACATCCAGCAGGGTTGTTCCCATGCTCTGTGCAATCACAGGAAGCTGCTCTACAACCTCTTTGGACAGGTTCTCTCGGCTCTTATACTGGTTCAGAAGCAGACCTTCAATCTTCAAAGTCGGGTTAAAGTATCTGCGCACATCGCCGATGGTCTGCGAAAGCTGGCTCAAACCAGCCAGTGCGTATCGGTCTGCTGTGATGGGCACGATGATGCTGTTGGCGGCGATCAGCGCGTTTACAAGCGCAAGACCAAGCTGCGGGGGAGTGTCCAGCACAATGTAATCATACTGCTCGGACACGCTTTCAAGGGCTTCTCGCAGCCGGAAGTTCTTGCCCATGTCCCGGACAAGCTGCTCATCAATGTCCTTCAATGCACTGTCGGACGGCAGAATGTCACCGGCTTCACAATGCTGGATTCCTTCTTCTACCGTACCCTGCCGGGTCATTACATCGAACAGGGTACACACGTCCTCTGTCTGTGCGCCGTAGGTGTCCGTTGCGTTGCACTGGGCATCGCAATCCACCAGCAACACCTTCTTGCCAAGCAGCTGCAACGCGCCAGCCAGACAGGTGCTTGTGGTAGTCTTTCCTGTACCGCCCTTCTGGTTGGCGACAGCTATAATTTTTGCCATTTTATCACTCTTTCTTTATTCGTATATCGGCATTTCTGCCCACGCTACCACTCTTGCAATAAAGCAAGCGTCCGAAGAAATGTTCAACCTCTGAAATGATGTGTTTACAAACTTGCCTTTTTCAATAAACGCTGCAACTGTATTTGTTGCCGTTATAGATTCACCTTTCAGATAGGCCGTTTTTACAGAACACAAAAACCGACCTTTCGTTTTTTCAATAATTTCTGGTGTTGGCATCCCATCATCTTTAACGGAATACCACACAATTTCCTGCTTCTTCATACCGTTCCTTTCTGCTTAATACGCTGCGTCTGGCTGCTCTTGCAAGGCTTCAATGGAATAGAAAGCAGGCATATATCTATCCACAACGCCCGCCTTGTCCACGCTTCTAATCAAATAGCCAACAGGTCTGTCGGGGAACGGCGTTCTGTTCAAAGATAGGATGTCCTTATACGCTGCCTTCACTGTATCGTAAACCGCTTCTTTGCGTCTCGGCAGCTTGATTTCAGGATGCTCTTTCTTCATCCACTTCTCAACCACTTTTGCCACGTCAATGCAGTCTTGCTTTTCCAGCTCGTCACACACAGACCAGTCAAAATCCTCATATCCGCTTCTGCGGGGCTTTCTGGCGGCTTTTTGAGGTTCGGTCGATACTTCGCTTGCCTGAGCATCAATTAGTGTCTCAGACGCTTTAATTTTGGGCTTAAACTTGACCGCCACAGCCTTTCGTGCCACAAGAACAGGTTCATAGGTCACCACGATGTCAGACACAGCATTGATCTCATCTACTGCAACGTCAAGCACTCTTTTGCGAAGGTTCTTGTAAACATCGTAGCTCGCTTCCATCGCACCGAGCTGTTCTCTCAGCTTTTTCAGACTGATTTCATGCGGCTTACTGTCCATGTTCAACCAGTCCCGAAGAATCGAATAAAGAAGAATGCTGTACTGAGACTTCATTCTTGACGTGTAACGCAGCCGATACCGAACATAGCCGCTTTCTGCGATGTCAAAGAAGATAGGACGAAGGTCAGGATTGCAGGTGATTGCCACAACGTAAGACCTCGTTTCAGGAACATAGTCCAGTTTTGCCCTTGTAAACAAGACAAAGCTCTCAAACGTGCCCTTCTCTTTGTCAATGGGAATCGACACAGTGTTGCCCAAAAAGTGCTTGATCTGCGGCTCAATCCTTCGTGCATCAAGGCTTTTCAGTCCGAGCAGGTCTCTGTACTCTGCCAACGAAAACTCCACACGGCTGCTGTTTGGGTCTCTTGGATTTATTCTTGACAAGTAAACCTCTAGCAACCGAAGCTCGCCTGCCGTGTAGTCCCTAAACTTTGCCCACACAAGAGATTTGCTTTTTTCGACAAGGTTGTTGTCGGATATTTTTGGCATCTGTTCGCCTCCTTTTCTAGCCTAAAAACAGTATATCACAGATTGGGGGACAAGTCAATACATTCTGTCCCCCATGACTTGTCTTTTTGTCCCCCATAGGGTCGTCAAAACGTCCCCCGTGACTTGTCAAAACGTCCCCCATGCTTTGTCATTTCGTCCCCCATCTACCTATTATATATTAAACAAGAAATAAACAAGAGGTTAAATATCATCGTTAAATAGGCGATGACGATAATTTTCAACAATTTCTTTGTTTTTCCATTCCAGCTTGTGGATAACTCAACCTTCCATTTGCTGAATAAAGTCTTTCCGGCAATTATTAGTCTTATCTAACGTGTACAAAAAGTGGATGAAAAACTTTTGAGCAGATGTTATGGGGGACAGATTGACGAACTATTCAAACACAAACAGCAGATTAACGATAATTCATTATTTATTCAGCGCGAATACTGTCGATTTGCAGCCTATGGGGGACGGATTGACAAGGTGGATTTGTCCGATAGGTGTACAAAAAGTGGACAGAATGTTCCTTAAAAAATTCGATAATTCGACAATCAGCCGCTTATATTATTCGGATTCACGGTATAAGAATCATTGGACCTCATGACAGCTTCTGTTCCAGCGTCCTGCGCCTGATAAAGAATTTCCATCTTTGGGGCGGTTCCGTTCGGGTCTGGGTCTGTTCCGGTAGCCTGCGCTATCTCATAGCTACCAGACACCATCCGGCAGACAGCGACCCTGTCCTTGAGCGGTGTGTGAAGGTTTGCTAAAATCTCCGTCAGCACACCGATGTGGTCTGAGCCGTGATCTCCGTACCGAATGTATAACAGGGCATCTATCTCATAGGATGAGCACTCCATCATAGCATCTATGAGAATTCGCCGTTTCTCCAAATCGGAAAGGCCGTCCTCAAGGTGTTCAAGTAGCCCCGGATGAATGCAAGCGTCCATATATCGAGCCACCGATACGCTGCAGCAGGTGAACCAGCGCATAGCCATCGGAAGGGAAATGGCTGCCAGGCCTTGCTCCCAATTTGCTATTGTGCCACGATTTACGCCCATTTTTGCCGCCAATTTCTGCTGGCTCAAGCCGGAACGCATTCGAGCCATCTCTAATGCTTTGGCTGTTCTTACTAAATATTCATCCACAAATTCTCACCCTTTCAACAAAATCCGGCAAAACTGCTGGATTCGACAAGCCAAAAAATGGAAAAAGCTGCTATGGAGAACCAACAGCAGCCTGTGTTATAACTGTACCATCGAAAAAACAATCAAAACAGGAGGTAACAACATGGTTATCATTGACGGAATGCCCGCATCTGAACCGAACGAAAACAAAACGCCGAAACCGTGGGAGGGTTAGTGTATGAACCAGATTGACACCATGCTCATTCCCTATGCCCGCCAGACCGCTTTAAAACTGGTCTACAACCTTGCAAACAACGATGCTGATAAGTCTGCTTATGAAGAGGCAAAAAACGTTCTGGAACGTGCCGTAGCCGCCTTAGACGATGGGCGCAACCCGGCAGACAGCATCGAACGCATTGACGGACAGCTTGTGGAACTTTGAAAGGAGAAGAAGATGGACTTTACGAATGGATTCTATAAAGCCGAGAACCCTGTCGTTCTTGAAGAAGTAAAAACTTTTCTCCAGTCAATGGAACGGCGTGGAGCAACCGTAAAAGACTTGGACGATGCCATTGTGCAGCTAAACAATGTTTCGCATAGCATTAGCACAAACGCGCTTGTCAAAGCAGATGTTCTGGACAAGTTGCCTGAAAACCCCTTTCGTTCCATGCTCAACGGAATGTTACAAAGCAAAGGGTAACTTAAACTTAATGTGGCTCTTAATCATTGTCATTGCAATTTTTGGCTTCCCTGATGTGAAGTAATGGATGTGAAGAAAACGTTCGATTTTTACAAAGTTGTTAAAAATGCATTGACTTAACAACTAAAAGGCGTATAATCATATCAAATGAACATCTGGACTTACCGATCGGGAGGATATGCCACAATGAGTGAACAGGAAAGAGCTAAGATTGACCGATTTATTGCATGGTTGCTGGAACATCCTGAAAAGATTCCGACAGCGGAACAAGCACTAGACCTAGAGTAACAGAAAACCCCTTGCGCAGAGCTATACCAGCCCGGCACAAGGGGTTCTTTTATTTTACCGGGCATGAACGTCACATCTTCTCGATCAGGTTCATCAGAGCTTCACGCTGCTCCTTCGGCATAGATTCAAGCTTTTTCCTAATCCGTTCCACTGCTGCATCGACTTCACTTTGCGGCTGCTGGGGCGGGTTTTCTTTTTGGCTACCAGTAAGAAGGCAGTCAACCGATACGTTGAAATAAGCTGCAATCTTAGAAAGAACCTCTGTGGACAGGCTTTTAGTTCTTCCGGCTTTCAATTCAGAAAGAAAACTGCGGCGAATCCCAATGTTGCCGCAAAGGGTTCCGTCTTTGATGCCCTCTTTTTCACAGAGTGCATGGATGTTACTGTACAAGTCCGACATAAGAACACTCCCATATTTGTGCAAGTATACAAATGCACAGAATTTTGTACAAAAGAGTTGACTTGTACAGAAGCCTGTACTATAATACAGACATAGGCAGTACAGAACGCTGTACGATATAAACTCTCTACACCCTTATATTAGTACAGTTTTCCGTACTTGTCAATAGATTTTAGCAAATGGAGGTGGAATTTTGAAAGAAAACTTCCGTTCTGGCTTTGAGCTGGAAGTGAAGATGAAGCTGTTGCAGCGAGGTATGAAGCAAACGGAGCTGATTCAGGCGGTTCAAAGCGATACTGGATTGTTCCTTGATGATTCGTACCTCTACAAGATTCTTCGTGGTGAGCGAAAGCCGGAGAAGATTATCCAAAGCATCTGCAAGATTCTTGAAATCGAGCAGAATACCGAAAACGAACCTCAGATGTGACTGCAAACGCATTTGAGCAAACAAGCAAAAAAGAAAGAGAGAACGAAAATGACTAAGAAAGAAGCTGCCGTTGTCTGCATCAAGCCCATTGTTAAGAAAACCGCCAAAATCCGCATTATCGGTGATTCTCCGCTGATTGTCCACGCATGGAGCGAGAAGGCGAAGAAGGAGCTGCTTGCATCTCAGCAGGGCACGAAGCTTAAGAAGGACAAGAAGCAGGCTAAGAACGTTTACGGCGAAATCGCAGAAGCGCTGTACTGGATGAACGGCAAGCCGGACGTTGCATACGCTGACTGGACGGAAGAACTGCTGGACAAGTACGCAGCATCTGAGCAGTTCGGTTTCCCTGCTTGCGCTGTTAAGGCCGCTGCTGTTTCCGCTGCATTTCGTCTGGGTTGGACGAAGGATAAGGTTTCCGCTCGTGGAGCATTTATGATTTTCGGCGACAACAGTTCGGAATTCATCGAAATCAAGTCCTTCAAGCCAGAAGGTGAGCCGAAGTTCGTAGGCCGTGAGGATTCTGTTCGTATCGGCATGGGAACCGCAGACTTGCGCTATCGTCCTGAGTTTTCCAATTGGTACATGGACGTTACTATCTCCTTCAACGAGAACGGCAACTTCAGCCTGTCTGACATCGTGAATATGCTGAATGCTGGCGGTGACCAGTGCGGTCTTGGCGAGTGGCGCATCGAAAAGGGCGGTAGCTGGGGCGCATTCCATGTTGAACTGAGCGAATAACGCTTTTTGAAACGGAACGGCTGGCAAGGTAAGTTGTGGCAGGTCGGGGAAAGGACTGGTTAGGCAGTCGGGGTTCGGCTTGTTTAGGAATGCTAGTGTTAGGTTCGTTAAGGCTGGCTAGGCTAGGCGGTCTATGTTGGGTTCCGGCGAGGTTAGGCTGTTAAGGCGGGATGTGGCACGGATTGGCAAGACAGGGCGCCGTGTGGAGTGGCTGGCGAGGCGAGGTGCGTTAAGTTTTGGTGCGTTATGTTGAGTTGATGTGCGGAGCGTTAAGACGCGGCAAGGCTGGCGAGGTTGGTCGCGGACGGCAAGTAATGGTGTGGATGGGCTGGATAGGTGTGTTCAGGCGAGATGCGTTCGGGTGCAGTTTGGTATGTAGCGGCTGGCATGGAGCCAAAAATTCAGAAAGGAGCAAAAAATGAACATTAAAACTGGTTATCAGTGGAAGAACGACAAGTGCTGTTACAAGGCAACTGCCGATGAAGCCGCTGGTGCGTTTGAAGAAATCCGGCAGAACAGCGGCAAGCTAACGCCGGAGCTGGTTGTTGATTATGCTAGACCGAAGGAATCGGTTCTACATAACGACTTCGAGTGGAGAGACGAAGTTGCCGCCGAGAAGTACCGTCAGGGTCAGGCACGGCACATGATTGGAGCAATTCGCATCACCAGCGAGGATACGCAGGAGCCTGTCAGAGCCTACGTCAACGTTACGGTGGTTGCGCCGGATGAACCGCCTGTTCGGTCTTATATGCCGATGAAAGAGGTTCTGGAACACCCGGATTTGCACAGTCAGATGATGGCAGACGCTTTCCGAGATGCACAGAGCTTCAAGCAGAAGTACAACACACTGGAACGGCTCAAACCTGTCATGGATGCGATGGACAAGGCGTTTGATGCAGACCAGACAAAACACGAGCAAATGAAAATGGCTGCCGGAATGGAAGCCATCATCAAGGGGGCGATCAGATGAAACAGTATTTGGATTTGAAAGTTGACCTTGAGAACCCAGATGAAGCTCGGCATACCATTGACGAACTGGTAAAGATGTACGAAGAGGACAAGCTCAAGTGGACGGCAGAGGAACTCGCCGAAGCGAAATGCCTGGCAATGCAGATTATGAAGCAGCTGTGCTTGGATGGATACAGCATCAGTTGGTGCGAAGTTGAAAGCTACGGGCTTCATTCGATTAGCGTGTGGCTTGAATTGGAAGAGAGCAAAAGAACGAGCTGCACTTGCTCTATCTGCTCATCCAAGTGGGATGTTTGGATTGCCAAGTGCGTCTGCCTGTGTCGGACTACCGGCAGGAACGTGCCTGAGTTCATCATCAAAAAGGCTGGTGAGTGCTGGTGATGAAATTTCGTAAAGCGCAAAGCCGCAAGCGCAGACTGAAGCTTGCAATGGCTGTTGGCGTGTCCAAAAACGATGCCAACAAGGTGCTGTGGATGGAAAAGTCCATCAACCAGTGCTTTGAACGTCACAATCGGGAAGCCAAAAAGGCAGGTAAACCGAATGAAGATGGAGATTAAATATTGCGAGCGCTGCGGAGCTTTTTTGGGTAGGGTAAACCAACGCAAAAAATATTGCACACAATGTAAAAGAGATGTCTCGTGCGAGCAAAAGCGCGCGAGACGTAAAGCATTGAGCTCAAGACGTGGGTTCACTCCAGTAAAAACCGTGTGCCAATGGTGCGGTAAGCCAATGATTAAAATGTCTGCGGCACAAAAGTACCACAAAGATTGCGCGAAAGATGCAGCTTTTGCAAGTATTGCGGAACATCAGAGCATACGAAGAGAACGAGCCTTAAACGAGAAAGCACTGGAAGAAAAAAGATTCCATCCGTAGGGCAAGTTCAAGCACTCGCTGATAAAATGGGCAAGCATTACGGTGAGGTGTCAAGGATGCTTGCAACAGGGGAACTGACTTATGAATGGTAAATACTACGGTCAGCGGGAAATCCGCTGGCACAGCCGTGAAAAGGAACGGCTTGAACGCATTCGAAGAAAGGATAAAGATGAAAGTATTCGTGGAAATCGCCCTGATCTGGGGCATTGTCTTAGCGTTTATTCTCGCAGTGTTTCTGCTGAACTTCTGGCTGGTGCATCACATCGAGCTTTTAGTCGGAGCTAAGGCGACATGGTACATCATAGGTGCTGGCGCTTTGATGACAACCGGTTGGATTTTCAGACGCAGAGAACCAAAGAACACAGAGGAAAAGGCATGACACTGGAAGCCGCTCTTGAAGAACGCGATATGAAGGCATCGGAGCTTATCCGCAGAAGCGGTGTATCAGCCCCAACGATATACAACATTACAAGCCCGAATAAAGCTCCGTACAAGACGGGTGTTAAAGCTGACACGCTTGCGAAAATAGCCGAAGTGCTAAATGCAATAGTTGTGATTGACGCAAGCAAACCATTTTTATTCGATATCATTCTGAAAGAAGGGACAAAATGAAAACCGTAAAAGGAAACGTGCTTACTATACTTGGTATCGTCTCCGCAATCGTAGCCGTTAGCTGTGGCGATACAATAAATGGTTGCGAGACTACAGTACAGATGCTTGGATGGGCGTTTGTTTCGCTGATGCTGTTAGCTACTGCTCTGGTTTTGTGCGCGCTTGGAGTGAGCGCGGAAAAAGAGCATGAAGATACCGAACGGATGAGGAAGTTGAACCGCATTCCCGCTCACACCAACGAGTGGAGGGATGCACGATGAAATGCCCGATGTGCGGTAGCGACAACATTACAACGGTTGACAGTCGGTCTGACAACGATAGCATCGTTCGCAGAAAAAAGTGCCTTGCTTGCAACTATCGGTGGTCTACCATCGAAATTGACAAAGACCAGTGGCACAGTGCACTGCAAATCAAAGAGGAACGTAAGAGAGGGAGACCAAAAGATGATTAACCTTGACAGACTCGGTGGCGTAACAGAGCCGGAGGACGGCGTGTATTTCCTAACCCGTGAGCAGGAAGCAGAAGCCAAAGAAGCTGACCGTCTGGCTGAGATCGAGGACTTGCAGTCTGAAATCTACGACAGAGAAGCGGAGCTGAAAGATCTCCGTGCACAGTTGGCAGAACTGATGGCTGGCTGATTTTGTACAGCCATATTAAGCCAAAGTAATAACAATGAAGCCTAATGAAGCCGAAGAAAGGAAAGAAAAATGGCAGTATTAGTAATGGTCTACGGTCACTCCGGCAGCGGTAAGTCCGCTTCGCTTCGGAATTTTGACCCGGAACAGGTTGCGGTTATCAACGTGCTTGGCAAGCCGCTGCCGTTCCGCAGCAACATGAAAACCTATATCACCAACGACTACGGCAAGATTGATGCCGCAATCCACAGCACCAAGCGTAAGTCCATCGTCATTGACGATGCCACATACCTTATGACAGGCGAGTTCATGCGGAACGCAAAGGTCGCCGGATACCAGAAGTTTACCGACATGGCAGCTAACTTCAACACTCTTTTAATGCGGGCAAAGGAACTGCCGGACGATGTTGTAGTCTATTTTTTCGGTCACAGCGAGCGCGACGGAGACGGTGGCGAGAAGTTCAAGACCATCGGAAAGCTGCTGGACGAGAAGGTCTGTGTGGAAGGGTACTTTACCATCGTCCTGAAAACCGTTGTGCAGGATGGGCGATACCTGTTCAGCACTCGCAACGATGGGATGGACACCGTGAAAACCCCTCTTGGGATGTTCAACGATGCGCTGATCGAAAACGACCTCGCTGCCGTAGACAAGACCATCCGTGAGTATTACAACATCCCGGTTCAGCCGGATAACAAAGGAGAGTAACAGATGAAGAACATCAACTGGAATGACGTACAGGAAGCCACCGAACGCCGTGACCTGCCTGTTGGCGGCTATGTTGCCGGTATTTGCAAGGCAACGGACGAACCCGCAAAGGAACGTCTGAACATCGAGTGGGAAGTCACAGAGGGTGAGTTCAAGGGTTACTGGCGTGAGCAGACCGCTTCCCTTATCGAGCGCGGCAAGCTAAATCCGGGTGAATGGGCATGGGGCGGCAAGACCATCAAGAGCTACAAGGAAAAGGCGCTGCCGTTCTTCAAGGGTTTCATCACCGCTGTGGAGCAGTCCAATCCCGGTTACAAGTTCAACAACGATGAAAAGACCCTGCGTGGCAAGCTGGTCGGCGTGGTTCTCCGTGAGGAAGAGTACATGGGCAACGATGGCAACATCAAGACGAAACTGGTCGTTGACCGATTCACCAGCGTGGACAAGATTCGTTCCGGCGATTATGAGGTCAGACCGAAGAAAACGCTGGCTACCGGGTCTGGCTCTGCGCCTGACAATGGCGATTTCGCCGTGATTGAGGGCAACGCGGATGATTTACCTTTCTGAAAATAGCGAATTAACGTAATATTTCGAGAAAGCGAGATAAAAGAATGAAACTGATTCGGACTACCAATGGGTGCTACCTCAACGCAGATGCAATTACGAGAATTATTTTTCCCAAGCTAAAAGAAGATTTCTCGTCTTGCATTACGGTCAAAATGAGCGATTGCGAAAATAAACTTTTCTGCATTGGCGAATACAACGGAGAGTGCGTTGATGACGTTTTAGACAGATGCCGAGCAAGGGAAGCTCTTCTCGATTTTCTCGCAAGTAGTAACGACGGAACACTGGATATTAGCGACAATATATGCTTGAAAGAAGAATTGAAAAGATTCCCACAAGCAGACTGATCGCCTACCTTATATAAGAGCTGCGCTATCTGGCTGGACGGGCGTTTGGAAAGATGAAAGTTTTAGTTGCCTGTGAGGAATCGCAGGAAGTCTGCAAAGCATTCCGGGCGAAAGGTCACGAAGCCTATTCCTGCGACCTGATTGAGCCGTCCGGCGGGCATCCAGAATGGCATATTCTCGGTGACTGCCTAAAGGCTATTGAGGGGGGGCAGGTCGTGACAATGGACGGAATCGCGCATGATGTGCCCCGCTGGGATATGATTATCGCATTTGTCCCCTGCACAAAGACGAGCAACGCGGGAGCAAGACACCTGTACAAGGGAGGAAAGCTCAATCTTTCCCGGTATTATGAGGGATTGTGCGGCAAGGCACTTTTTCTTGCCGTGTGGGCGGCAGATTGCGAAAAAGTGGTGATTGAGAATCCTACCCCCAGCAAGATTTTTGATTACCCAAAGCCTACGCAGGCAATCCAGCCCTACGAGTACGGACATCCGTACAGCAAGAAAACGCTACTGTGGGAACGCGGTGTACCGCCGCTGCACCCGACAAATATCGTAGAACCTACCGCGACATGGTGTCCGTCTGGCTCTTATTCTCATAAACATGGAGAGCGGCATAAAGGGATGTTTACAACTGACCGGGCTAAAAACCGAGCAAAAACTTTCGCTGGCGTGGCGGCTGCCATGTCAGAACAGTGGGGTTGATAGAATGATTACCTGTTGTCTCAACTGCACATCACGCCACCAAGCCTGCCATGACACATGCGAGAAGTACAAGGCAGAGAAGAAAGACTTCGAAGAGCGCAAGGCTTTCGTGTATGAGCTGAACCACAGCCAGAGCGTGTACCACCGCGATTATGAGGACAAGCACCGGGAACGTGGCAAGAAGCGGTTTCTCGGAAGTGAATTTAGAGGTGAACGATAAATGGGAGCTTTCATTGCAAGACAACCTAATGGTCTGCTGTGCCGGTTTTCTTCGGTGGTCGATTGCATTACCGATTACAACATGACCGAAGATGAATACATCGAAATGTGTGCCGAAAAGGCACGAGAAGAAGCAAGAAATGTTATTGACCACTATATGCAACCGTTTGAACTGGTGGACAAGCGATTCTACCCGAACAACATGACAGTGGAAGAACATAAGCGGATTATGAAGGAAATGGAAAAGCCCGCTGACAAAGCAACTCATATTCCGTGAGCTTAGAGGTGAACGGGGATGAGCAAAAGAAAGTATAAGCCGGGCAGTTACATCATTTCACTTGATGATTTGATGAAGCAGGAGTTTGTTTACTGCGCCGGAAAACTTGTTCACAAAGGCTGGTTTTGCAGCTGGCAACTGCGATATGCAAATAGCGAACTAGCTCGACTACGTATCAGAGAAGCCAAAAAAATCGAGGACAACGAATGAACACCGGCAAACAGTTTGAAGCAGACTTCAAGGCATCCATCCCGTCCGATGCGTGGTGCTACCGCTTGAAAGACAGTGCTGCCACTTACTACGGCGGCAACGAGAACCTGTCGTTTTCCATCGACAACATCTGCGACTTCCTTGTGTACCGATACCCGATGAACCACCTGTTTGAGCTGAAAACCATTGAAACACCCTCTATCCCTCTGGAAAAGGTGTTCGGCAAGTACGACAAGGCAAAGTGCAAATACCGCAAGGAAAAGCACATCACGGACATGGTGGAAGCAATGGGATACAGCGGTCAGACCGCCCATGTGATAGTGAATTACAGGGCGGTCAACCGCACCTTTGCAATCCCCGCCAGCAAGGTTCTGACGTTCCGTTATAACGAGAGCCGGAAGAGCATCCCTTGGCAGTGGGCAGAGCAAGAGGGGATAGAGGTCAAAGCAAAAAGGCTACGTGTCCATTGGCGGTATGACGTGGATGGGCTGCTAAAGAGATTGGAGAAAGACCTGCTAATAAAAGTCAAGTCCCAAAACAAGAAAATTCGCTAACCGACCGCTGCCCATGACAAACAGCATTCAAATGCTGGTCAAAACACAGCGAGGGCGACGGAGGGGATAGCAAAGCAAGCCCAGCCAGCCCTCGCAAAATCAGGATAGCATTTGAATGCTTCGGTTTGTCAAGGGTTCGCTGCGCCAGCTAAGCGGTTCTTTGAATTCAGCTCAGGCTCAAGAGGAAATTACGACCAAAAACAAATATCCATGCTTATTTTGAGTGTTTGGAGTCCATTACAGCTTTCACTCTAGCATAATAGATTCGCAAGAACTTGTTGGCTGAAGCCATCATGTAAACTTTGTAGGGTTTTCCCTCAGAGCGCTTTTTGTTCATGAATTGAAAAACCGGCTCATCCTGAGGTTGTGTCTTCAAGATGACAGTCATAATCAGAAAGAGCGTCCTACGTAGAACAGCCGAACCCACTTTACTAATTCCGCTATCGTTGCCCACAATCTTGCCAGAATCATTTGGCTGCGGTTCAATTCCTGCAAATGCAATGAGTGATTTCTTGGATGAGAAACGACGGACATCTCCGATCTCAGCCATCAGTTGAGGACCGAGAGAAGGGCCGACGCCGTACATTTCCATCACAGTATCAAATTCCGGAAGCTGTTGAGAAAGGCGAAGCATCTCCTGCTGGAATGCAGCCACGGACTGAGATACGGCTTTCAGCTGAGCGACCTGTTGCTGAATAAGGAGTTTTGAGGTTGGGGATTTTGGAAGAGAAGCAGCATTGACTGCACAGGCATAGATCGTATCCGATTTTGAGCGAGTGAAATTATATCCGTGCTTCTGACACCACTTTAAATACTTTTTAGCAAAGGCATCAGAGGAAAGGCTTGAAACACACTCACTGTGCCAGAAGTCTCCAATGAAATCGACCCATTTTTCGCACCCGTTGCTCTTTGCGGGGCTTGAAAATAGCTTGTTTGCATCTGGAAAGGTCAGGTCAAGAGATGAGATCAGATTATTCTTCAGCATAGTACGAACTGCCACGGCTTGCTGGTACTGACGATAACAATTCTTCAAAGCCAGCCGGGTATCATTTTCGGGAAGATACTGTCGTAGCCGTGTCCACTTGTCGAGCGTATAGTTGGCGATTTTAACAGCGTCTTTTCTATCCGTTTTGACACGTCTTAAACTGTTGTTGTCATAGTCATGAATCAGAACAGGATTGACTACGGAAACGAATAAGCCCGCATCGTGTAAAACGAAAGCAACTGGTTTGTGGTAATTCCCGGTGGCTTCCATGACGACACGGGTCTCTCCGTCCAAAGCTTTGAGCTTCCCAGCCAGATCGTTCAGGCTTTGGGCGGTATGTAAAACTTCAAAGGGTTCGAGTACTACTTCTCCAAAGGGGCGCATGACGCAAACCATGCTCTTTCCTTTGGAAACGTCAATGCCTACAGCGTTCATAACGGTTCCTCCATTACTTTGTATTTGCAACCGGAATCCATCTTTTACTCGTTGCCGATTCAATCTATTGGGTGACACGAACGCTCCGCTTGGCGGGTGGCTCAACCTGCTTAAAACGAATGCTACAACAAGAGAGATGGTCAACTGTCTTTAGAACGGGCGTAGAAGCCCAGAGAATGATGCGTTAGCCGATTACTCTCTTATTGTAGCTTAGGTACGAGTTGGAATGGAATATGGCTGGCTGCCATATCCGGTTCCATGTTTATTGTAATAGAGAATGATAATGGTATGCGATAGGTGCGGTGAAACATTTGAATATCCAGAGTTCTCCATAAGTGAGCGGACACAAAAAGTAGAAAATAATTCTATTTGCAGGTGCATTACAAAGAAAAATAGGAAAATTTTTATCTATTCAGATGACCCGTTTTTTCTTTGCCCCTCTTGCATGGCAAAGCTGAACGACTGGCTGAAAGGAGAACAAAAGTGAGTAAGAAAGTTTCAGATATCCTGCGTTGGCTCTCTCGCCTTGAAGCAAAGGAGCAGTCAGATGAATAAGCATGGAAACCGCCCATCAAGCGGAAAACAGGCGATGTCAACCAACCTCCGCAAAATCGCACGGCAAAACCAGCTGTACGGCTTTCGCATGGCTCTGGATGGTATTGCTACCACATGGGGCGCACTGATTCAGAATCTTCGGTGCGATGCAGACCTGACCGATGAACAGGTGCAGAAAATCATCCGCATTGGTGACAGGTATTGGGAGATGGTCGGCAAGTTCAAAGAAGAGGACATGGCCCCTGACGAGTTTGCAGATTACATCACTGCAAAGTCGGAACAGGTCGAAAAAGAGCTGAGAGAAAGGTGGAGCTGATGGATAAGGAACAGCTTGCCATAGCACGGTTGCAGGATGCTGCACGGCTGTCCGAGCATCGGTACAAGAAGCCGCTCATGGTCACATACTCTGGCGGTAAGGATTCACAGGTGCTTGTGGCTTTAGCTGAACGTGCAGGAATCAACTTTGAGGTGGTCAACAGCCACACAACAGCAGATGCGCCGGAGACAGTCTATTTCATCCGTGAACAGTTCAAGTCGATGGAAGAACGAGGAATCAAATGCTCCATCGTTATGCCCCGCTACAAGGACAAGCCTGTGTCCATGTGGACACTGATTCCGCAAAAGCTGATGCCGCCGACAAGACTTGTGCGCTATTGCTGTGACGTTCTAAAGGAAAACACAGGAAAGAATCGGTTTATTGCCACAGGCGTTCGCTGGGCAGAATCTGCACGGCGCAAAAACAGTCGTGGTGTGATGGAGCTGATGCACAAAGACCCTGCGAAAAGAATTATCTTAATGGGCGACAACGATGAAAAGCGGCAACTGTTTGAGACCTGCAACCTTAAGGGCAAGATGACCGTCAATCCTATCGTGGACTGGTCTGACGATGACGTGTGGGACTACACACACAGCGAGCACCTGCCTATCAATTTGTTGTATTGCGAAGGGCAGAAGCGCGTTGGCTGCATCGGCTGTCCTATGGCCGGTAGGGGGGGCAGACAGCGTGAGTTTATGCGCTGGACTGCCTACGAAAAAATGTACATCTCAGCGTTTGAAAGAATGCTCGATACCCGAAAAGCAAAAGGTTTGCCGTGCGATTGGCAGACCGGTATGGACGTTTTTCGCTGGTGGATGGAAGATGACAATATCAGCGGTCAGTTGAGCATGGACGATTTGATGGAGGATAACAATGTTTGAATTTGCAACTCGATGGCTGGTCTGCCTAGTCCTGCTGGCGGTGGTAGTTCAGTCCGAACGGACAATCAAAAATACGGCAGACAACCTATTTGAAGAACGACAGGCAATGCTCGTCTGGCTGTTCGTCAACGTGTGTCTGGCCGTTTGTACGGCTGTTGTGATGGGGTGGAAATGATGAAAATTTGTGATATTGAGAGAAAAGAAATCAATTTTGGGTGTCTGATATATGGAGATTTGTTTGAACTGAAAGGCGAAATTTTCATAAAAGCCTACGTGAATCTTTCGGTAAGTGAGTTATCTGGCGGCATAAACCTGAAAAACGGAGAGTTTCTTGAGATAGATAAGTTTCTTCCCGTCAAGATGGTGAACGCTCATCTCCAGTTGGAGGGCTAAGGAAAATCATGGACAACGAACTTTATGACATTGAAAAGAGGATGGAAAGAAGCCGTAGAAAGTTTGCGATTTTACAAGGCGTTGTAATCGCTTTTATTGTAGTCGTGAAGTGGGCGTTTGTATTTCTTGGGAGGTAAAAATGGAAATTCGTGGAGAGCATGGCAAACAGAGAGTTCGTTTTGATTCGCTCAAGGAAGGAGAACCGTTTTACTACAAAGGCGAACTTAATATGAAGACAAGTGAGATTACGTGCAGTCCCATCTTTTGTGGCGGCACTATATATAACTGCGTGTCGCTCCGTAACGGTAGGATTATGAGCTGCTCCGATGATGTGATGGTCGGCATTGCAAGAGTTCATATCGAAAAGGAGTACTAATGGACAACGAACTTTACTGCCCAATAAAGATGACCAGCAATCCGCTTGGTCGGTGCGTATGCGAAAAAGAAAAGTGCGCTTGGTGGAACGAACTTGGTAGTTGTTGTTCCGTCTGGTGTATTGCAAGGAATCTGAACAATATCGAAACGAAGATGAAGAGGTGAGAGCATGAAAAAGCAAATTTACCTTGTTCTCGAAACCGAAGCGGACGAGGATGACAAGAGCATCCGTAGCGATATTGAGCAAGAACTTGGGATGGCTACGCACTATTTTGAAACGGTTTCTTATAGCGAAATCGGGTTTGAGGGTTTGTGGAGAAGCACATTCGAGCAACCGCCTAAGAAAGAAGATGCAGATGAAAACGGCTATGTGATGGCGATTGCCGGGCCGATCACAAAGTCCAAATGCGTAGGTTATCCATATAAGTGGTTGTGGAATGGCGTTGCAAAGCATCCATACGCATACCCTGTTTGGAAGCCAATCAAGGAGGTCTGATACATGGCAACACCCCCGAAGCGTGGTCGTGGCAGACCGCCGCTGACCGAAGCGGAAAAGAAAAAGCGCGAGAAGCGGGCGCAAAAGGCGAAAGAAGAAGCCGCTGCGAAGCGTGAGAAAGAGCGTGAGAAGAAGAAGCAACAGATGCTTAACAAACGGAAATCTATCCGCTCACAGGTGAGTAAAAAGGTGAAAGAACAACAGGAGTTAGCGATCACGAGGTCTAAGATGCTGAACACAGGCGATTTGCAGTCGAGAATTGGCGATGAAGAGGACAAAAAGGTCATCGGCATGATTGCAGCAAAGTATTTTGGCGACCTTCCGAGCGTGGACATGAACAACCCGATTGAAGTGCAGCAACGTCTTGATTTCTTCTTTGACGCTTGCATCGAAGCTAGAATCTCCCCTGTGGTCGAATGGATTGCACTGGTTCTGGGCATCGAATGGGTGAGCCTGAAGCAGATTATGGCGGGCAAGCGCCGTGACGACAGCTTGCAGCAGAAGTACATCCTCAAACTGATTCTGCAAATGCAGTCCATGTGGGCGTACAACGGTATGTACGGTCAGGAGAACCCGGCAGAGTGGATTTTCCGAGCTAAGAACTATTTTGGCATGAAGGATAACGTAGAAGTCACCGTTGCGCCGCCTGAACAGCCGTTGGGCGATGCTCAGAGCGCAGAACAGCTCGCTCAGAAATACCAGACGGCTTTGCCTAAGGGGATTGACGTAGAGTACAGGGAGGTAAAAGAGGAATGAACGGATTTCTTTTTACGAAAGACGGAAAGCTTATATGCGAACTCACCGAAATATCCTTTGAGCCTTACAAAGACAAACGAATAATCAAAGTCCGATGTACGGTTTGTGGACGTATCAAAAGAATCCAAAAATGGAAGTTTGATTTTGCGGAAGGTTCGTCAAAATACAAATGGCTTAAGTGCAACTGTTATGGCGATTACGCGACGGAGCATGTAATAGTGAAATGAGCAGCAAAGCGTTACGGCAGATGTATAAAGAACATCACATCTGCATCCATTGCGGTCAGAACGATGCAATGCCGGGCAGAGTATCATGTGCAGAGTGTTTGGCAAAAGACCTCGAAAGGCACACGCAAGCATACGAAAACCTTTCAGGCAAAACAAAAGCTGCGTATCTGCAAAAACGAAATGAGCGACAACGTGAAAAGCGCAAAAGGCTGGCTGCGAAAGGAATTTGCACCATTTGTCTGAAACGTCCAATGTCAAAAGGCTATCGCTCTTGCATCGAGTGCCGAACAAAGGATGCTCAAAAGAGAGCGAGAAACAGCAAGGAATACAGAAGAACATCTGGCACTTGCGCTTACTGCGATGAACCACCAATTCCCGGCAAGCGTTGCTGCCCGAAGCACTATGCAAGCCGCATTGTTGGCATCACAAAATGTAGGCAGTCAGAGGGCTTTCGGCTATCACAAATCGAACAGAAAAAGCGCATGAGCGTCTTTTGGAGAGAAATGGAATGGGAAAGAAATCAAAGAATGAAACAGCCTCAATGGATACGTCCTTGAACCCGTTGATTGACTTCTCCGACTCATGCCTACGCACGTTCCTGCCTGTTCTCTTGCAAGACCACACGACAGGCAAGAACATCATCTGGGCGACAGACCCGCCGCCTGAACTGGGCGTGGGCTTTGCAGATGAAATCACGATGGAACAGCTGGACAAAATTCAGCTTGTCCCTCGTGTGCAGAAACGGCTGACAGACCAGAAGAAGCGAACCAGCAAGAAAGCAGAGGTGTTCACGCCGACTTGGGTATGTAAGAAGATGACAGACGTTGCCGAAAACGACCTGAAGGGCGAGAACTGGAAGGAGTACATCAACAAGACTTGTCTTGAAGTCACCTGTGGAGAAGCACCGTTTCTCACAAGCCGATACGATACTACGACAGGGCAGATGATTGCCGTGCCGGACAGAATTGGTCTGCTGGATAGAAAGCTGAATGTTCTGGCAGAGCAGTTCCATGATTATGATATGTGGATGTGCTGGGCAATCAGTGCCTACGCATCGACATACGGCTATGAGTGGCAGGGAGACAACCTCTTGCTGGCAAGGTGCAATCTGTTCTTGACGCTGATTGAAAATTTCAGGTATCGGTTTGATGCTAAAAGGTTGGAAATCGGCTGTATGCCTATGTTCCTTGACTGCATCGCAGATACAATCTCATGGAACGTCTGGCAGATGGATGGTCTGAAAAAGACCGTGCCGGGCACGGATATCCCGTGCAAAATCAGAGACTGGAAAGCTTACAAAGAAATCCTGTTTAAGGATGTTGGGGAGGACGAGCAATGAAAATCATTACATATCCTGACGGTCGTTCGGAACAGGTTGGAACGCCATTAGAACTAGCGCAGTTTATGTTTGGCTTGATTGAATATCAAACTATGCAGAAGTTCAAGAATCTGATTGATTCTATCCCACAGCAGATTGAACCACAGCAGATTAAAAGCCCAAATAAAAAACGCGCATCTAAAAAGAAAGCAGGCGAATCTAATGCAGACTGATAGAGGAATCTACCACAAGCGAGTATGTGACCGCTGCGGAGCGGTTCTGAGCGGCAGGATGATGAACCCTGACGAACACTTCAAGGGCTGGGCGTGGCGCAGGGACACAGGCGACCTGTGCCCGGAGTGTTATGCAGAGTATAAGCGAGTGATCGGGCGGTTCAATAGGGGAAAGAGAGAGAAGAGACAATGAAAAAGTGCGCTCTTTACAGGTGCAAACAGTGCTTTTCGACCATAACGGACGAAGGCGATGTCAGAATTGATAAAGACATCGTTGATTGGATGTTTGAAAACGAAATTGAAGAAAGCAAAATTGGATTTATCGCAAAATTCAAAATAAGCGATAAAGTCCTCATTCATCGTTGCGACAATAACACTGTTGGCTTATGCGAGTTTATCGGATGGAAGGAGATAGAGGAATGAACTTCTACTGCACAACCGAGCATTGCTCTTGCATGGGCATCAAGCAGTTCTCCACTGGCAAGGCTATCCGATGCACAGCAGAATCCTGTAAAAACAAATCTAAGCCGTCCTGTGGCTCTTGCAAATGGTACGCAGAGCCGGAGGGAGTATGCGTGAACGACCAGTCAGAACACGTTGCAGACTTCGTGTGGGACGAACGTGGATGCAAGGAATGGGAGAAGAAAGATGAAACGTCAGCAGACCTATAAAGGGCTTATTGGCAAGGGCTGGTACGACCAAAGCGAATACAGTCACTATTTTGCAGCGTGGGCAAACCACCGCAACAACTGGGCTATTCGTAAGGCTGACAATCGCAAGCTGGCAAAGGCAAGATTGAAGCAGATTGAACGCCAGCAAATCAGAAAGGAGCTGGATGAATATGAGCTATGATATTTCGCTGTGCGACCCTGTAACGCATGAAACGCTTAAAGTAGATGATACGCACTTTGTTGCTGGTGGTACTCGTTCCATTGGAGGAACAAAGGAACTGTGGCTTAATATCACCTATAATTATGGAAAGCACTTTCGTCGTGATGATGTGTTGGGTAGAAAGGGCATCCGCTCTATCTACGGCAAGACAGGCGCAGAAAGCATCCCAATGCTTGAAAAGGCTATTTCTGCACTAGGTGACGATGTAGACGATAGTGACTACTGGCACGCCACAGAGGGCGACGCCAAACGTGCCTTATACGGGCTACTTGCGTTTGCAAGAATGCGACCTGACGGCGTGTGGGATGGAGATTGAAGGGAGAAAAGAACAATGAAGAAAGCAATTTTATCTGTAGCATTGGCGGCATCTATCGCATTGTGCGGATGCACAGAAGCATCTCGTGTGAATCACAATATTTCGCAGCAGGCAAAGAATTTCAACGTCACTCGCAGATTGTCTGTTGTTAATGCAAGAACTGATACGCCGATGCTTGAAATAATCGGGAACATGGACATTTCCAATAACAGCAACAATGAACTTGTGGTGACTATTGAATTGCCCGATGGCACATACAAAAAGCATTACGTCTATCTTAACGAGTACACAATGTACATTGTGGAGGATTTGAGCGGTTCTGACGTGGACAAGTATCATTACGAAATCAACATCTTGCCGCAGCAGTTACAAAACTTCGTTCTCACCTACAATCCGTAAGCGTGGTATCGGATAATGGCTAACACACTCTGGCATTCAGTAAACGAAACGCCACGAGAGCGGACGCAGCCTTTGTTGCTTGCAACTAAGACAACGTGGCGTGATAAAGATGGAAAAATGTTGCAAGGAATCTCGCCAACAGCGTACTTTCTAGGCTGTTACGCAGACGGTCAGTTCTGGGATGAGATAGGCGAGAGACTGCCGGGAGACGTGACGGTGACGCATTGGATGGCGTTTCCGATGGTATGAGGTGATGTAGATGGATAAGTATGCATGGCATTCTGTGCGAGATGAATTGCCGCCGTCAGATGCTCCGATACTGATTTTGATGGTAAAACACATTTACCAAAACGAAAACGACTATGAGCGGTACATGAGATTGGGATTCTATGCACCGGCATTCGGCAAACAAGCATGGAGAGACGAGTTTAACGACCCATTAGAAAGCGATGATTGGTACATTGTAACGCACTGGACGTATGCGCCAAAAGAGCCAAAGGAGGATTGAGTATGACGAACAAGAAGTTTGGCATCATCGTTATGGACTTGAGCCTTTTTGATTTCGGGCCGAAGCCGCCTTGTGGGTATATCAAGGCAAAACATATCCGCCCAGCGTACGGAAAAGGCACAAGGCCTATCAAGGCGCATAAGCGAATCACGAGAACAAGAGAGGGATTCAGAAAATGAAAAACTTGTCAAAGAAGCACCTGAAACAGATTTACAGGCGCAGAAACAATTTCACTATGCTGAGCCGGTTCTTCCGCTCTGCACCAAGTAATCGAGATGATTACAGCAAGATGATGGACTGGCGTTGGAGCATGTGTACGAACGTCTACTACATGATTCCGGGTGAGAAAATCAAGAGAAGGAGCAAAAGGACATGAGCATGGACGAAAAGAGTAAAAAAAAATGGAAGAACTCAAGAGATGCCCGTTCTGCGGCAAGAACGCAGTTTACATTGGTGTGTGTGACGATGAAGGCAACTTTCATGGTCATTTGGGATGCGAGTACGAACAAGACCCGTGGAGCGGGCTTTCTTATGACTTGCATCACGAAGGATGGGGCAAATGTATCCTTTGCACGGATGGAGACAATCAAAGCATGGGTGGCGCACTGTTTGACACGGCAGAGGATGCTATCGAAGCATGGAACAAACGCTACAAAGAGGATTGAGCATGGACAAAAAACGAGACAGCTTTACATTCCAACGATACTACTTTGAAGCCATCTCCACACTCAAAAGTAAAGAGAAGTTGGAACTCTACGATGCAATCTGCGCATACGTTTTTGAAGAAAAAGACGCAACTTTGAACTCAAAAAAAGCAGAATCTTGTTTCATTTTGATTAAGCATATGCTCGATGAAGAATCGAAAAGAAGCGATATTGCGTCAAAAGGATGGTCTACACGAAAGTCAGCTCACCCTCATGTCATAAATGAGATGAAGGTCAACTCATCTATGAGTTCAAAGTCAGATGACAATGAACCCATTGTATCAACTGACAGTCAGATGAACGTCAAGACCTTGCCGGAGAGTGCAGTCAAGAGGAAACCTGACATCTTCTCCGACTTTGCTCATGGCGATAAAGCCCTGCTGGAATCCCTGCGAGAGTTCGCACAAATGCGTACAAGAATCAAGAAGCCTATGACAGACCGGGCAAAACAGATGCTCTGCAACAAGCTGGAAAAGTTTGATCGGCATGACTGGAAAGCCATTCTCGACCAGAGCATCTATGCCGGATGGCAGGACATTTACGCATTGAAACAGGATGACCAGTACGAGCAAAGTACGGAGATGGAGTTTCCTAGACTATGACAATGGACGTTCAAACGGTATTTATCGGTGCGTTGATGCTCTGCAAGCCGGGCGTTGCGGATGAAATCATACCAGACCTTGAACTTGACTTGTTCAGACCTGAACTGAGAGACGCTTTTGCGGCTGTTCAGGGCTATTGGACGGCTAGGGGTAAGATAGATATAGTCGAGATAAACACGCAGCATCCAGACGTAGCGCAGACGCTCTTGGCGTGTGTACAAACCTGTGAATCAGAGTGTGTACGAATTGACAGGGAGCAGATGCAGCGTTGGGCACAGCTTATCAGGGAACAGGCGGCACTCACTCGTGTGCAAGGTCTGGCGTTTCAGATGACCAGTGAGCTTACTGACTATTCTGATCTATTAGACATTTACCAGCAGATGGGCGAAGCAATGAGCCTGAAAGCTGAGGAAGAAGATGCGTGGACATACGAGGATGTGCTGAACGACTATGTGCTTCACATGGATGAAAAGCCTGTGTACATCAAGACAGGCCTAGAACGTCTGGATGAAGCACTGCACATCTCGCCGGGTGATTTCATCATCATCGGCGGCAGACCGTCTGCGGGCAAGACAGCTCTGTCCCTGCAAATAGCAGCAAGCATGGCAAAGCAGAACTACACAGTGTACTATTTCAGCTTAGAAACCAGCAAACGCAAGATTGGCGCACGTCTGATGGCTAATCAAATATACTGCCCTCTGGACACGGTGAAAAATAAGGCGGTCAGCTTGAATGAGATTGACGGGCAGGCAAAGAACATGAAGATGCCCTTATATATCCGCTCCGCTGCCGGAAAGAACGTGGCATGGATGAAGGCTCAGGCTCTCCGTAAAAAGGCTCAGGTCATCTTCGTAGACTATCTTCAACTCATCCACGAAACAGGCGCAAAGGACAGATATGCCGCCATTACAGCCATATCCATTGCCCTGCACGAGCTGGCGCAGACCACAGGCATTGTCGTGGTGGCACTAGCACAGCTTAATCGAAACCCATCCAAGCCCGGAGCAACGCCTACTAACTCTGACTTGCGAGAGAGCGGACAGATCGAACAGGACGCAGATGCAATCATCCTTCTGTCCGGCGACAACCCCGACAAGTACCTGTTCCGGCTGAGCAAGAACAAGGAAGGCGAGATAGGCGACCTCCCCATCACGTTTAACAAGCAGATTCAACGGTTCCAAGAGTATACTTGGATGGGCTGAAAGGAGAAACACTGTGACTAGAAAGCGTTTTAAGAAATTAATGATGGCTCATGGATGGTCTGCCAGAAAGGCTGAAAAAGAATCCCGGTGGGCTATCCAGTGGTGGCAAGCCAAAATTGTAAAGCAGCCGGATGATAACTGGAAGTCACTCGGCGCTTATATCAGCGAGTATCTAAAAGATTATTATCGGGTGAATGGCTCTTACGATAAACTCTATTACATTCAACCCCAATTATAAAAAAATGCAGTGGCTGTCAACAATGGCAACCTTTTGCATATACGCGCACAGAAGCCTTACAAACGCTTTTAAGGTCAGATGGCAAACTTATCGACCAAACACAAAAAACGGCTCTGGCACGGCTCTACGGGGCCGTGAGCGCATTGTAGAGGTCTACGACTATTGCAGGAGGAGAAAATGAAATACATGACAGCTGATACAAAGGTCAATGGGTACATGGTCTACCCTCGATTCCTCTCGACTATTGACGTTAGCCCAACAGAAAAAATTGTTTACATTTACCTGTTCAATCGTGCAAGGTCGTCACAGAGGGCAAGCAGAAGTGGAAAGTTTGCTGACCAACTAGGGCGGGTGTACATCGTGTATCCCATCAAAGACCTTGCTGCCGATACTGGATTCACGGAACGATGGGTCAAGAAGTCTCTGAAAGAGCTGGAAGAAGCCGGGTTGATCGAGCGCAAGCGTGAAGGGAAGAACAAGCCCGATAAGATATACGTCAAAGTGCCGGAAGAATCGTCAAAGAGCGAAAATGGAGGTGAACAATCATTCACCTCTGAGGGGAACGATGCTTCACCTGTGAGGGGAACAATCGTTCACCTCCTTAATATAGAAGAAAAGAAAAGAAAAAAAGTTATTAAGAAAGCGGGCGACCCGCCCGATGGGAACGCCATCACGCCGGACTTTGAGGATGTGAGCGAGTATTTTCTGGATGCTGGATGTGAGAATAGGCTTGCCAGCAGGTTTATGAACTACTATGAGGGAACAGGTTGGATGACCAAGAACGGAAAGCCTATCACCAACTGGAAGGCCTTTGCTGATATGTGGATTGACAGAGAACAGGAGAAGCAGCAGTACAGTGAACCAGAGTTCAATCGCCTGTAAAGGTTCTTTCCCCCTACAACCCTCTATCTCCAAAGCTACACCGTTAGCCAGCAGAGCGAACCGTAGGCAAGAGCTGGCGTAAGGTTCGGACTAGTGGATGGTCTACGACTATTACAGACATGGAGAGTTAGCTTCATTTTGCAGTCGGTTGGATATGTAGAAATGTTGCATTTTGTATTCCTAGCAGAGCGCTATGGATTGAGCCAAGATACCATAGTGCGTTACTGGTAATTAAAACGGGCCGAAACAGGCCGAATCGGATGGTATGAGTTATTATACGAAATAATCCGTGATTATCGGGAGTAACTATATCTGTATATTATAATAAGTACGGTTATTATACGAAATGGATATAACTAGCGGAGGAATATATTATACGAAATTGTGACGAGAGGTGATTTTTGTGGATGTCTGACTACTTAGCGACTATCGCACATCTCTTTCTCTAAAAGGCGAACGACTATTTCACAAAAAAACACACGACTATTTGACGATAATTCGCAAGAAAACGCTACGACTATTGCTCTACGACTATCAGCGGACTACTCGTTACTATACGATATACAGGACTTTCAAAAGCTGGTTGTCTGACGACTTTACGACTATTCTACGACTATTTTATTGAAGAAACTACGACTATTTGCCACGACTATTCCAGAAGCTGTTACGACTATTCCAGCCGGAACGCTACGACTATTGCTCGCCCTTATTGGCTATCGGGCGAAAGCCCGAAAAGAGATACGGCGGTAGCCGTCAATGGTTCCGCGCCGCCGCGCCGCTGGACTGCCCCGCCGGGTGGAGGGTGCCAGATTGCAAGCCGCCGGGCTGGCATGGTCTGCGGTATGCTGCACTGTCTGGCATGGATCCACGACAGGGACGCACCATTATATACCTTATTATAATAGGCGGCTGTGCTGAGCTGTACAGCGTCCGGCGTGGCGGTGGTATCTCTGGTATCGGTGGAGGTGCAGCGCTTGACGGTATGCCATCCAGCGTGGCGCAGGCAGTGTATAAGCGGCTTGCGTGGCTGTTGTATTGTGTGCGCTGGAATGGCTCAAATTAACGGAAACGTTGCTGTAAAGCCCTGTAAACGCTTTTGGCGTTGTGGCGGTATAACTACATTGGTGTCAGAAAAGCCGCTGTAAATGCTTGTAAGCGGCTCACACGCCGCCGGGTAAAAATAAAAGCCCTGCACCGTGTCGATGTAAGGCAAAAGAAAAGCCCGGCCATTTCTGACCGGGTGGAATGCTTCTTATTTGCTGGCCTTAAAAAGTGCGCTGAAAAACCAGAAGAAAAACAGGATACAAGATAATATCATTTTGCGGTCACCTCCCGGATGCTACCGATCTCTTCGGCGGTGTATACTTTGCCGCGATAGCTGCGGAAAAGGTGGATCCAGTCCCACGCATCAGCAGCGGACAAAAAGACGTTGCCAGCGCTGTATAAACCGCCGTTATATTGGATATAGCCGGGCACAATATAGCCAGGTGTTTTTTTGGCTTTTGCCGTGTCGATCTCTGAGACGCTCCACACGCTGCACCCACGCACAACAGGGATATATACTTTATCGGGATAAATCATTGTTAAACCCTCCATCAAACCACACTAAACCGCTTGTAAACGGTCTTTTTGCTGCACTCGGCGTAAATATCCGGGTGTGCGGCCTGCAAAAGCTTGCTATCAAGCCGGACGCTCTGCACGTCCTTGTAAATGGCTTTTGCAGTGCCCTGCACCATTTCCGGCGCACCCTTCATCATGCAGATAATATCTGCTTTAATGCTTTCGTTCATCGCTTCCAGCTCTTCCAAAAGCCGCTTGTTTTCGCGGTACTCGTTCACCTTTTCTTCGAATAACGTCATTTTTTAGCCATCCAATTTTAGATTGCATTCATAACACGGAGAAGTGCAGCAATTGCAGCGTCGCGCAATTTTTCGCGCCGGTCCTTGTCAGATGGGTTTAATTTAACGTACTTTCTGCACAGGTCCTTTTCACGTTCGATCTCTTTATTGATGGCGTTGGTTACATCGTATTTTTCCATTTTTTTTCAGCCCTCTTTGTTAACTGTTAAGAAATGCGATCATTACCAGTGCGCCGCTGATCATGCCGCCCACGTACCAGATGGCGGCCCACTGGGAAAAGTCAAGAGTAATCATCGTTTGCACCCCTTTTTAGTCAAATTCCGGCATTGCCAGAATGATTTTTTTGCAACGCTCAACGCTCAAGCGGTACGGCTTGGAGCGGGTCAGGTTGTCCGCTACAATCTGAGTGTATACCATTAACGGCAGCTCAAACAGCCCGGCGCACTTGGGATACAGGCGCACGGCCTGATTTCTGATTTCTGCGTTTAGTTCATCTGCCCGTGTCATAGCTCAAACCTCCTTATACTGCGGGATGTAGCCCAGTACTTTAACTTTTTTCGGAATGGTGTAGTAAATCTGCCCACAATCGGGGCACCAAACAGCGTCGTATTGCTTGCCGTCGTCTCCCAGCGCCTTGCACTCTACCTCACAGGTAAAGCGTTTTAGAGCGGTTTCTGTAAGCATTGCTGCCACATCTGCGGCGGGCTGTGCGTTAAATGCTGCCACTGCCTTTTCTGCGTCTGCCAGCGTATCAAATACGCCCAGTGTCCAGCCTGCACCCTCTAAGATGTAGTCTACCATATACAGGCCGCTGTCGCTGCACCAGAGCCACACAACGGGCTTGATGGTCATTCTGCGGTTGTTCTGGGCTGCATAGAGCTGGTTAAGTGTACCAGTCATTAAACTGCCATCTGAAAAAGATGCGGTGTAAAGGTCTGCGCATTTGATCGGTTCCGGGTCAATCTCCACATAGGAGGTACACGGCGCGTTTTTGAGCGTTGCCACCTGAGCGGCGCACAGCTCGATAATTTCCTTGACGTTCTTCCCTGCAAAGTAGGCTTTGACAGCTTCAACGCTTTCGGCGTGGGCTACGGTGGAAATGTGTTCGTCGTCCTCTTCAGTGATAACGTGGTAATACTTTTTCATGGTTTTCGTCCTCCTGTTTTGTGGTGGTGTAACACGTTCTTGTGTTGTCTATATAGTAACACGTTCTTGTGTTGATGTCAATGGTTTTGCACACATTCTTGTGTTGAAAGTCGTTCATGTTTGAGTGTGTACAAATCTGCTCAGTTTCGGACACACTGCCCGCCCTCCAGCGTCCCGCACCGGTACGATCTACCAGACGTGGGCGGTCTGGTATCGTATGCAGACCGGTGCGGCGTGTTAGTGCGCCGTGTCTTGCATGGTCTGCCCTGGTTTTGGCGCTCCCTGCGCTGCTGCCTGTAATGTGCAGTCTGCCCGGGTGCGCTGGGGCTGGCAGGGGCCACCGGTGGGGTATACAGGGAGAGCCGGGGGTGTGGTGGTCGACACCTCGCGTAGAAAAAATTCAAAAAAGGCGTTTCTCCTTTCTACCTACCCCCTCTTTTCTGCACAAATCGCCCACCCCCCATTGTCAATCTCAAAAATTTTCCGCAAAAACAAAAAGACCCCTACAAAGGGTCTGTGTTCTGTGCTATACTTGCTTTACAAGCCTTAAAAGGGAGGAATCTACAAAAATGTACGCCTTATTTGGAATGATTGCTTTGGTTGCAACGCCTGTGTTTGGAGCGCTGTGTCTTTACAACAAAGCAACGCATAAGAAAGACAATCGGATGTTAATTGCTTTCTTTGCATCATTTGCAGTTCTTGTTATATGTTTGGCTGTAACACCAGAGCCATCACATAATGAATCGGCAAGCTCCGGCGTTACATCTTCCTCCGCCAAGTCTACGGCAACGGAACTGGATGGTAGCTCTATTGAGGAAGTTTCCGAAAGCTCAGCAAGTAGCACTCCGGCATCTCAAAAAGCGGCATCCGAATCTGAACAGCCTATAAGCTCTGAACCTGCAAGCAGTGAGCGGGTGGCATCCAGTACTTCTTTGCATAACCCGGATGATGATATTCCAACGCTTGATTTGGATGACTATGCAAAACAGGCGGCGGACAACGCTGTAAAGGCAAAAGACAAATACGCTGGCAAGCAATATAAGGTGACATATCAAGTCAACAGTGTATCAGACGCAATGATTAAGTTAGATAATCCGTACACTGTTATGTTCAGCGTGAATTTCATTACTTCTCACAGCATTGGTTATACCGTTTATATGGCTGGATTCCCGGAAAACGAAAAAGATAAAATTTCTAACCTTTCTCCCGGGCAGACCATTACATTTGTTGGAGACTTTGATGGCAACAAATTCACTGACTGCCGATTTATAGTTCCGTAAATAAAAAGCCAGCGGCTAGATGTTCTCTAACCACTGGCTTTTCTTATTGGTTGTTATACGCTTCTACGGATGCTTGCATAAAGCAGACGGAACGTCTCACGACCTTTCGGCGTTACTCTGGTCTGTACGCCACCGTGCTTGTTCTTCTGGTTGCAGTACTCCTTGACCACAAACAGACCGTCACCCTTGCCCGCTTTCGGCAGGATGCCCTTGTTCTTGTCACGGTAGATGTATCCGTCAGAAATAAGCATCTTGATGAACAGGCGTTCAGGAATACGCAGTTCCTTTGCGGTAGAGCGGAAGTTTGTAGACACGTTCCATGCCACAAGGTCGTCAAAGTAGTCTGCCTTAGGCTGCATCTCCTCGTTCTTCTCACAGAGCTGCTTGTTCTGCATCTGTAATGCTGCGCTCTTTTCCTTTTCGGCCTTCATGTTCTGAATCAGACCGATCACGAAGTCCGGGTTGGCAATAGCCGTCTCCAACAGGTTATCGGTCATGTACATTCCATGCTTGCGGATGGATGGCAGAACTTCGTGAGTGACCCAATGCTTGAACCGCTGTGCGCTTTCCAGCTTGCTGCTGAAAATCAGACTGTACAAACCTGATTCGTTGATGATGGTTGTCTTGCTCTTGTAATTAGAACCATCACCCTGAATCAGGGTAGTGGTTTTATCTTGTTCATCAACGTGTGCTGACAGTGCGTTCTCAGGCTTTGCGTAGCCAAGTGCTACCGCAATGTCCTTGCCAACAAACCAAGGGTCGTCATCAATGAGCATGACACGGATTTCGCCAAACTCGGCGTTGTTGAAGATTTTGATGTTCTCAGACAAAGAAAGTTGCATTAAAAAGCTCCTTTTCACTTGTGAGAGAAGCGATTTTCTGCTATAATAACGGCGAGAGAATGCTTCTCTCAGGGTTTATATGATACGTTCGCTGTGGTCGCCAAACTTTAGCGAGCGTATCATTTTTCGTTTTCATCGGTCTCCGGGATGGGATGCACCTCAAAGAACGTGTCACGGATGGCTGCGGCCTGTGCGACCTTGTGTTCGGTGCAATAGGCTTTCAGCCACTGGAACTGCCGCTCGGTCAGCGCAACAGTGAACGTGTGATTGTGGCGTTCGAGATAAGGACTGTACATAAACTCACCTCCCTTCATGTGGGTGCAACCAGTATACGCAATATGTTGTGGCTTGTCAATTACGCAAACGCTTAATGTAGTACTGGTATCTGTACAAAATCTAAAAGTTTGTATATTTGCACAAAACTCAGCCCTTATTTTTATTTGCTCCTGCTTCGTACCCTGCCCGATAGTTCAGTTCGGACAGCTTACCCAGCGCTTCTGCGTACTCCCTGTCCTCGCTGGTCGGCTCTTTGCCGTGGGCGAGGGTTTTTAGAAATTCTTCGGTTGTTGTGGGAAAGTTCATGTTTTTTTGCTCCTTTCTATTGCAGAAGCTGTCTGCTTCTGCTATAATAATTAACAGAAACCGAGACTGCGCCCTTGGTTGCGCAGCTTCTGTTTTGTGGTGGAATAGGTCGTCAGTGCTACTTTGGTCGGTCGTGCTGACGGCCTATTTTTTATGCCACAAAGGATAAATCTACCGTTGTTGGCTGATTCATCGTGTGCTCTGCTGTCTTAGATTATAGACGTTTGGTATATAGTTGTCAACAGCCCAATTTGTATAATTCAGTCACACATCTGTGACATTTTACGCATTCTAACGTAAATTTACGTTATTTGATAGTACTTCCGTAAACGGATTAGTTTGCCCTAGTGATAGTAACTCAAAAGATATTTTTCGATAATTCGTAAGGCTATTATTCGAGTATACAGTTTGTAAAGCAACGAAAAAGTTTACAGCCGTTTTATCACCCTATTGATAGTAAAAAATTTGCAAAAGACACAAGAAGGTGTTGACAGTGACACGAGAATGTGTTATTATTGGGTCGAAAGAGAGGTTCGATAAAAATGGCAGAGAAGAAAAAAGGCGGTGCAACCAAAAATAAAGTCAATTCCGGGGACATTCTTCGTTCCGTTATGAAAATCAGAGGATATACTTCTGCATCTCTTGCAAGGCAAATGGGATATGAAGTTTCTTCTTATGTGACAAACCGCGTTAATGCGGATGATTTAAAGTTGTCCACAATGGCAATGCTCTTGGAAGAAATGAAATACCAAATCGTGATTCAGCCTATTGGTGCTGATGTTGCATCGGATGAATTTGTTCTTAAAGTTCTTGAAAGAGACGGTGAACCTGAATGATTTACGGTTATGCTCGTGTCAGTTCCGCTGGGCAGGCGATTGACGGCAACAGCCTTGAAGCTCAGTCGGAACTTCTGAAAGCCAACGGAGCACAGAAAATCTTTTCGGACGTTTACACCGGCACAAAGCTGCATCGACCCGAATTGGACAAGCTTATGGCTGAAATCCAGCCGGGAGACACGCTGATCGTGGCGAAACTTGACCGCATTGCTCGTTCCGCTAAGAATGGTCTTGAACTGATAGACCAGTTCATTGATAAGGGCGTTTCGGTGAATATCCTGAACATGGGGGTTATGAACAACTCCCCCACCGGCAAGGTCATTCGCACTGTGATGCTTGCATTCGCCGAGTTTGAGCGTGACATGATTGTTGAACGCACCAGAGAGGGCAAGAAGATTGCCAGTCAGCGCCCTGATTACAGGGAAGGCCGCAAACCCACCGAGTATGATCGAAACCTTTTTGACGTTCTCCATGAGCAGGTGGAGAAGCGCATTCTCACGGTCACGGATGCCGCCAAGCAGCTTGGCGTGACCCGCCAGACATGGTATCGGATTGCTGAACAGAACAGGTGACATTGTTCGAAACCTAGAATAAAACTGAATGAGAAAGGAGAATACATTGAAAACGATTAAAGGAAAATATGCGTCCGCAAAGGTGTTCACGGACAATATTGAAGACAAAGCGTCTGAGCAGATTCTCATGCTCTGTAATCAGAGCTTTGTTGACGGATGCAAAATTCGCATTATGCCAGACGTTCATGCTGGTTCCGGGTGCGTAATTGGGTTTACGGCAAACTTGGGCAAGAAGGTCATTCCGAATATTGTCGGCGTGGACATCGGTTGCGGAATGCTTGTCGCTGAACTCGGTATTGAACACATCGACCCGAAAAAGTTAGATAAAGTAATCAGAGAACGAGTTCCGGCTGGGATGAATGTTCACGAATCGCAGAAAATGTCAGATTCTTTCCTTAGCCAGCTTGACTGCAAAGATAGTCTACATAATGTTGACTGGATTCTTCGCAGCATGGGCACTTTGGGTGGGGGCAATCATTTTATCGAGCTGGACGAAGATGAAGAAAAAAACCAGTATCTTGTTATTCATACTGGAAGCCGAAATCTCGGAAAGCAAGTCGCAGAGTATCATCAAAACGTAGCTATCTCAAATATTAAAGGAAAGAACAAAAGAAAAGAAGCTACGGAACGCGTGATTGCGGAACTGAAAGAACAAGGCCGTGAACAGGAAATCTCGCAAAAAATCAAAGAATTGGATGTTCAGTTCCCTAATATTCCGAATGAGCTTTGCTATCTTGAAGGCGAAGAACGTGATTCCTACCTTAATGATATGCGAATTTGTCAGGCTTTTGCGAGGATGAACAGAGCAAGAATCATGCATACCATTTTAGACGGCGTTGGAATCAATTCTATGCTGACCCATGCGTCTTTCTTTGAAACTGTTCATAACTATATTGATGAAACAGACGATATTATCCGAAAAGGTTCTGTATCTGCTAGAAAAGGAGAAAAGCTAATTATCCCCCTTAATATGCGAGACGGAAGTCTCATTTGCGTTGGCAAGGGCAATCCTGATTGGAATTTCTCCGCTCCTCATGGAGCGGGCAGACTATATAGCAGAACGGCAGCTAAAAAAGCATTCAGCGTTGAGGAATACCAAAAGCAGATGAACGGAATTTATACCACGTCAGCCGATGAATCTACGTTGGATGAATGCCCAATGGCCTATAAGCCAGCGCAGGAAATTATCAACGCAATCTCTCCAACCGTTGATATTGTAAAGCACATTAAGCCGATTTATAATTTCAAAGCCGGAGAATAAAACCGAATATTTGATTTGTGCAGTTGTAGGCACTCTTTACATTTTCAGGTAGGGGGTGCCTATTTTTTATGCAGCCAAAGCAGTGTATCGCCATCATTGATAGCATCAAAGCGTATGCAAAGCAGAATCCGACCGAAGCACAGGTCTATGAGGACTGGTTTCAGGCGGTGGTGAACCTGAGAGATGCCCTGCCACAAGACAAGCGGTTCGATGCCTACAAATACTCTGGTGAGTTGCGCTCTGTCTGTGCAGCCATGATGGGCAAGATGAAAACAGGCGAGGATGTGGCGAAGGTCTATGACATTATCGGTCGGACGTACCTGTTTGAAGCAAAGGATGTGTTCGACAGCTATTGCATCTACCTTGAATGGAATCGTGCGCCGGAGAAGAAGTTCTATCAGCCGAGACGCAGGGTTCTGAAAGTGCTGGCAGATGACCTTGAGGACTTGTTTTATAAGCGGATTGACTTCTTGGGAGTTAGCTTGCCCGCTCGCGTAGGAAAATCGACGCTATGCATTTTTTTTATCACATGGCTGATGGGCAATCGTCCTGACGTTGCATCGGTTATGAGCGGGCATTCCGACAAGCTGACCAATGGCTTCTACGGTGAAGTGCTGTCTATCATCACTGACCCTGTGACTTACAACTGGGGCAAAATCTTCCCTGACGTTCAGCTTGTGGACAAGAGTGCAAAGGACGAAAGTGTTGACCTGAACCGAAAGAAGCGTTTCCCAACCCTGACTTGTCGCTCTATTGGCGGTACGTTGACTGGCGCTGTTGAAATTGGTGAGGGTGGCGTTCTGTACAGCGATGACTTGATCGAGGATTTGGAGGAAAGCCTGAACGTTGAGCGTCTGAACAACAAGTATGATGCCTATTTGAACCAGCTAAAAGACCGCAAAAAGCAAGGCGCATTAGAGCTGATGGTCGGTACACGCTGGAACGTGCTTGACCCTCTGGGACGCATCCAGAACCAGTATGCGGACAACCCAAAGTACAGGTTCCGGGTGATTCCTGCGGTGGACGAGAACGGACACAGCAACTTCAATTATGACTACGGTGTGGGCTTTGACGATGCCTACTATGCCGATATGAAAGCCAGCATTGACGATGCAACATGGTGGGCAAAGTACATGGGCAAGCCCTATGTGCGTGAAGGTCTGCTGTTCCCTGCCGATGAACTGCGGTATTTTAACGGCGTTCTGCCTGATGGAGAGCCTGATCGTAAGCTCATGGTCATGGATATTGCATGGGGCGGCGGTGACTTCACTTCCTGCCCTATCGCCTATGTGTACGGAGATGCCGTGTTCATCCCTGACCTTGTGTTCAATAACGGCGATAAAACCGTGACCAGACCGGAAGTCGTGGGCAAAATCATCCAGCACAAAATCAACGTGGTGCGTGGCGAAGCCAACAACGGCGGCGATGAATATTGTGACGTGGTGGACAGCCAGCTTCGGCAGCAGGGCTATCACTGCTCTGTCCGTAGCCAACGTGCGCCCAGTGGCCAGAGCAAGCTGTCCAGAATCATCCAGTATGCGCCGGACATCAAACGGTTTTACTTTCTTGACGAGAAGCACCAGTCGAAAGAGTACAAGGCGTTCATGGAACAGGTGACGATGTTCACACAGCTTGGCAAAGTTCCGCACGATGATGCACCGGACAGCTTGGCACAGCTTGCCGATGAATTGTATAACGGAATCAGTAAAATTGAGCCTGTCAAGAGGCCTTTTTGATTAAAAACACAATATATTGTGTTTGCTGGGTCTATTTATTTGATTTCACCACTTGACAAGGCTTATAATGTACGCAGGAAGTTTTGCAGCTTCCCTTAAAGGAATAGCTTGCACGCGGGGTTTTGTCATTTTACTCGCGTGCGTGTCAACAAGCATATTCCTCCTTTCACCGGTGGAGGTTTTCTCACTCTTTCGCCTTCACCGGACTTTATATGTTGCGTTTCCAATTGTAAGGGGAATGCCAGCCTGCCTCCCCCACGGCTGGCAAGCAACGGTTCGATTCCGTTACGCAGCACAACCAACTACCTAGCTTTGCATGGACTTATTCTCCAAAACCTCCACCGCTATTCCCGGCTCTCAATGTGATGTTTAGACATGACATTGCAAAGAGCAGCGGTTAACCAATCAAGCCGGGCTTCTATGTTGCATTAGCTCAGTTAGGCTAGAGCGTCCGGCTCATAACCGGACATACATTGGTTCAAATCCATTATGCAGCACCAAAATTGCAGCTGACCCGTTTACGTCTGTCCGACAACTGAATGTAAAGGCTGCAATGGTTTTCTCCGGGCGGAGGAATAGCACGACTGGAAGTGCGAACAGTTTCCCAGTAGCTTCTGACAGGTCTGTGCTCAACAGCCTGTTTCCAGAAATTCAACGAAAGGAGCACAGATGGTAGCAAAAGTCAGATGCAAGCGTCCTCGAAAAGACGCAAACGGCAATCCGTGTGATTGCGGACGTTATCTTGGCGAAGTAGAAGGTAAGTTCTCCCTTCTGTGCCCTCTTTGCCATTGGATTACAATTGGAGATTCCAACCTTCCAAAAGATACATGGGTCTCCGTACCAAAGTTTAAAAACTGAATAGCTTTTGAAGCGCAGTTGTAAGCGCAGTGAGATAGACCTTAACAGGTTTGTCTTGCTGCGCTTTTTATTTTGCCGGAAAGGAGGAACACATGGCTGAGTATCAGATGGTTGTTGACGGCTTTTTGAATGAACCTCTGACCGGGCGTAGACCGATTGAAACGCCGGAGACGGAAATCAATCGGTCGAATGTGCTGAAAGTGGTCATGGGCAAGGCAGAGCCTATTCATCTGCTGAACAAGAATGAGATTCGCTTTCTGCATAACTACTACTTGGGCAGTCAGCCTGTCCTCCACCGCACGAAGGAGTACCACGCTGAAATCACTAACCGTATTGTAGAGAACCATGCCAATGAGTGCGTTGGCTTCTACACCGGCTACATGAGCGGCACTCCTTGCTCTTATGTGCGGTCTGAAACGGCAACAGGTGACGGCGAGGAAATTGCCCGTCTGTCCAATGCTTTGCAGTATGAGGGCAAAGATGCACTTGATCGGCGGCTTTGGCAGTGGATGTTGGAGTGCGGGCAGGGATACCGCATTGTTCTCCCTGACAAGGGGTACAACGGAAACTACCCGGACGAAACGCCCTTGCTAGTGGATGTTCCCGACCCGGACATGTCGTATGTGATTTACAACTCCGGCATCGGACACAAGCCCATCGCCAACGTGCTTCATATCCCACGCAATTATCAGAACGACCTGAACGACTTGATTTGCGTGTATACGCCAAACCAGTACTTTGAAATCGACAACGGCAAGGTCACAAAGTCTGAGAATCACTCTCTCGGAATGCTGCCGATGGTCGAATACAAGCTGAACCCGGAGCGAATGGGTCTGTTTGAACCGGCTATTCCTGTGCTGGATGCCATCAACGACCTTGAAAGCAACCGTTTGGACGGCGTGGCGCAGTTCATCCAGTCCATCATGGTGTTTACCAACTGCCTTGTTGACGAGGATGCGTTGAACAAGGTGAAGGAATTGGGCGCAATGTGCCTGAAATCCACCGCTGGTCTGCCCGCTTCAGTCTCGCAGATTGCGAACGAGCTTGACCAGCAGCAGAGCCAGACCCTGCTTGATTCCATGTTGAACGTGTACCGCAGCCTAACTGCCATGCCTAGTGCCACTGGCAGCGAGAACGCAACGTCCGACAACGTGGGTGCAGTTATCGTCCGCAACGGCTGGAATCACACCGAAGCAAGGGCACAGCAGTACGAGAATATGTTCAAGTTCTCGGAACGCCAAAGCCTGTCTGTGATGCTGAAAATCTTGCGTGACACGGCTGGTTCTAAGCTGATGGCAAGTGACATCAACATCAAACTGCCACGCCGCCAGTACGATAACCAGCAGAGCAAGGTTCAGATTTTCGCACAGATGATTCAGCAACCGATTGACCCGCAGCTGGCGTTCACTACGCCCGGTCTGTTCCCTGACCCGCAGGCTGCTTATGAAATGAGCAAGCCCTTCCTGATTGCCGCTGGCAAACTGGGCGAGGATGGGAAAGCACCGAGACCGCAGGAACAGCCTGTAGACCATATTGTTGACGATAACAAAATGTTGAACGAACAGGCCGGCGAAAAGAACGGAGGGGAAAAATGAATTTTGCAAGTGCTTTGTTTTCTCTTAAACGAGGTCGTAAAATCAAGCGTCATCATTGGACTGGTTATTGGTGCTTGGGGACTAAAGATTCTAAAAAGCCTTATGTCGAAATGCACTGTTACGATGGCAAGATTGTAAATCTTGTTGATTCGGAAGATATTTTGTACACCATGGAAAATATGGCGTGTGACGATTGGGAAATCGTTGATGAATGGAAGTAAAGGCTTTCGCCTTTGCATATTCCGGCAGGGAAGCCGGGATACAAATTTCGCAGCGTTGCAGGGAAGCAACGGTAAAAAAACGCAGGAGGAAATTAACGATATGAAACTCAATGTGTTGCTTGGTGATGCTTACAAAGAGGGCATGACCGCCGATGAAATCATTTCTGCGATTGAAAAAGTTGCAGACCCTAACGCAGAGATTGAGAAGCTGCGCAACGCCGTGACGAAAGCCAATGGCGAAGCTGCTGAGTACAAGAAGCAGCTCAAGGCAAAACGTACCGATGACGAGAATGCCGCACAGGAACAGGCTGACAAGCTGGCAGATATGCAGAAACAGATTGAAGCCCTGACCGCCGACAAGGAGAACCTTGTTAAGGAAAAGACCCTTGCATCTTACCGTGAGAAGTTCGTTGCACAGGGTTATGACGCTGAACTTGCCAACAAGGCTGCGTCTGCGCTTGCTGACGGTGACATGGACAAGGTGTTTAAGTTCCAGTCGGAGTTTATGACCGCCCACGACACCGCATACAAGGCCTCTCTGCTGAAGGATATGCCCACGCCCCCGGGTGCGGATGGCAATGGCAGTTCTGACAGCGAAGGTGTGGCGTTTGCTAAGAGCCTTGCACAGCAGAACGCAAATACTTCTAAGGCATCGAGTGACGCAATGAGTGCTTTCCATTAACAAGGAGGAAAACATGAAGTTTATCCGAAACACGGTCAACGGAATCAACGATACCATCCTTGCTTCCAATGACTACACCGCCATTCCCTTTACCGTGACCGAAACTGCTGCGGTTAAGGCTGGCTATCCCATGACGCTGGCTGGCAAGAAAGCTGTTGCTGCTGGCGAGACTGGGTCTAAGACCATCAACGCTGACGGCATTCTGCTTTATGACGTTGACCCGGCAGAGAACCCCAATGCTTCCCTGCTGATTCGTGGCGTTATCGACACCAAGAAGGCAGCGGCAAGTTCCAGCTTCACATTTGACGCTGACGCAATCAAGGCACTCAAGACCGCCGTCCCCGGCATCTTCTGCCGTGACAACATCAGCGTGAACGCTTAATAGGAGGTAAAACAACATGGCACTGAATCTTAAGGAAGTCTTTGCCCCGGCTGCGATTGCCGCCTATTGGACGAATGACCCCACCAATGCGATGCCCTTTGCATCTGACGCACTGTTCCCCGCAAAGAAGAAGGCCGGTCTCGACCTGAAGTGGCTGCGCGGTCACAAGGGCGTGGGCGTGTCCCTGATGCCCAGCGCATTTGACGCAAAGGCTACGTTCCGCACCCGTGAAGGCTTCAAGTTCGATGAGACCGAGATGCCGTTCTTCCGTGAGGGCTACCATCTGGGCGAGAAAGATCGTCAGGAAATTCTGCGTGTTCTGGACAGCAACGACCCCTATGCCCGTGATGTGATGAACCGTCTGTACGATGACATCGTACAGCTTGTCACTGGCGCTCGTATCGTTCCCGAGCGCATGATCTGGCAGCTGCTGGCTCCAGCCAATGGCGTTCCTGGCATCACCATCAAGGCAAACGGCGTGAACTACACCTACAACTACGACCCGGACGGAGGCTGGAAATCCACCAACTTTAAGGATATCAGTGGTGTCGCCAAGTCTAAGTGGTCTGCTGCAACCGCCACCCCCATTGCCGACCTGAACGCTGCAAAGGATGCTGTTCTGGCAAGCGTTGGCGAGGTCGTGACTGAGGTGTACATGAACACTGCTACCTTCCGCAACATGATTGCTGCGGACGAGGTGAAGAACCGGTTTATGACCGTCACCGCAAAGGCGAATGCTGTTCTGCTGGATGCCGAAGCACGGCAGATTATCGAATCCGCAACTGGTCTGACCATCCATCTGTACGATAAGGTGTTCAAGGCAGACCAGTACAGCGCAAGCGAGAAGTATCTGCCTGATGGCATGGTGGTGGTTGCTCCGTCCGGCGCTCTGGGCAGCACTTGGTACGGCACTACTCCTGAGGAAGCCGACCTGCTGTCTGGCCAGTCTGGTGCATCCGTGTCCATCGTGAACACTGGCGTCGCCATCACCACTGAGCTGACCGTTCACCCGGTCAACGCCAACGTCTACGCTTCTGAAATCGTCCTGCCGTCCTTTGAGCGCATGGACGCCGTGTACTGCATCAAGGCTTACTAAGGCGAAAGGAGGAAAGCAGCATGGGAGACCAGTATTCCGAAGCGGCAGTCAAGCTGGGGCAGTACATCGCCCCAGCACTTGACCGTGAAATCACGGACGAGGACTACCCACTCTTCGACCTGCTGCTTGATTTTGCCAAAGACAAGATATTTGCGCAGGGCTACCCATTTGGTAACAGACCAGACGAGTTGCCCTCGCAGTATCAGTCGTTGCAGATACGCATTGCAGCGGAACTGTACAACCACATCGGCGCAAACGGACAGACGAGCTACACCAACAATGGCATTACTCGTGTGTGGGAAAGCTCTGATGTGGCGCAGTCCCTGCTGAATGAAGTGGTTCCGAGAGTAGGTGTTATTGGCTGATGTTCAATGGAAGCCCGCTGGATAAACGCCCGCTGTGGTATTCAAACCCGGTCGGCAAAAAAACGCCTCTCGTGGACGAGTGGGAAAACGAGACTGGCGAATCCGCATACGAATCGTGGAGTACCCCCGCAAAGCTGATGCTGAACGTCAGCCCCCCTACTGGTTCTGCGGAAGCAAACCCTTTTGGAGCATTCACGGATTACAGCTACGTTGTCAGTTCGTCCAGCAAAAAGCACAACACGCCGCTTTATGAAGGTACGCGCGTCTGGTTCCAGACGGACGTTTCAAAGCCCTTCAATTACATTGTGGTCAAGGTCGCAGAGCATATCACGGACACACTGTATGCGCTGAAAGAGGTGGCTGCAAGTGAAAATTAAAGTGAGGTTGAGCGATGCCGGACTTCGTGATGCGGAACGTCAGATACAGGAGTACAAAGCCACCCTGAACAAAAAGGCGCAGGAGTTTGCAAAGGCGTTGGCTGACAAAGGGCTTGACGTGGCAAAAGTTCGTTTTGCGAACGCACAGTATGCTGGTAGCAACGATGTTTCTTGCCATGTTGAGCAGAACGGAAACACCTGCACCATCATTGCAGAGGGCAAGGCAGTTGCCTTTATCGAGTTTGGCACTGGCGCACATCACAACGGATATGGCGGTGAGCTACCGCCCGGCGTTGGTGCACATGGTTCCTACGGCAAAGGGCAAGGCGCAAACCGCAGGTGGTATTACTACGGCGAATCCGGCAATGCCGGTACGCCTGTCAAACAGGTAGATGGTAAAGGCCAGTTGAATTACACCAGCGGCAACGAGCCAGCTATGGCTATGTGGGGAGCTGTTGAGGAAATGGCTTCTCAAGTCGAAGCAACGTGGAGGGAGGTTTGGAATAGTTGATCGATTATTTCAATTCTATCTTCACGGCTGTTGCTAAGGAGCTGCGAAAGCAAGCGCCCGGCATCTTCGTTACTGGTGAAATCAACGACAGCAACGTTAAGAAGTTTCCGTGTGTGCAGATAGAGGAAAACAGCAACCTTCCTGTGCACATTGATTCTGCTGGACACAGCAAGTACGCTGCCGTTTCCCTTCGTGTGCGGGTCTACTCCAATAAGAACACCGGGCGCATTGCAGAAGCACGCTCCATTGTTGGCATCGTGGATTCTGTTCTTGAACCGCTTAAATTTTATCGCAAATCGTTTGCCCCGTTGAATGGGCTGTACAACAATTCCGTCTATCGGATTGATTGCAGCTATGGGGCAACAATCGGAGAGGACGGAATGATTTACCGAAACTAAGGAGGTAAACATTCTATGAGTACTGCTATCTCCGGTCTGAATACCACCCTGTATTGTGGCGACAGCGCAACCGCTCTGACGAAACTGTGCGACATCAAGGATGTGCCCGACCTGATCTCTGAGCCGAACCTTCTGGATGCCACCACCCTGTCTGACCCCATGCAGGTCAACATCTTTGGCATCATCCAGAGCGACACCAAGTCTTTCACCGCTAACTACAACAAGGCTGACTATACGAAGGTCAAGGCCGCTGGCTATGATGAGACTTCCGAGAGCAACGCCGTGAAGTACTACGCCCTGAAGATGCAGGACGGCTCCGGCTTCACTTGGCAGGGTATGCATCAGGTTGGTCTGTCTGGCTTTGGCGTGGACGAGGTTGTGGAAATGACCATCAACTGCATCTTCACCAAGAAGCCTGAGTTTAGCGAGACCCTGACTGTTACTGGCGGCTAAACCGAAAAAATCGAATCAATCAAACCGGGCAGAACTGAACAACGGATTTGGTTCTGCCCCTATTTATAAAGGAGAGCATTTATTATGGCTACTAAGGTTATCAACTTTCATTCCCCCGATGGTAAGAACACTTACGAGCTGACCTTCACCCGTGACAGCGTGGAAGCCACCGAACGTGCAGGTTTTCAGATTGGCCAGTACACTCAGATGACCAATCTGCTGTCCAACTCCCGTGCCCTGTTCTACGGTGCTTTCATTGCACGGAACAAGGGCATCAAGCGCAAGGTCGTTGATGAGATGTTCCAGCACATTGAGGATAAGGAAGACCTTATGGGCGTTCTGCTTGAGATGTTCGTGGATGCTTCCAAGTCCCTGCTGGCAACTGACACTGAGGACAAGACCGCAAAAAACGCAACGTGGGAGATTGTGTAACTGCACAATCTCAGGAAGCAGACGAAGAGGGAGAGCCATTCTCCTTCTCCAAGCTGTTCCATGATGTAGAAGCCTATTACATCTCCATCGGCATGACCTATGACCAGTTTTGGTACGGCGATGTCTGGCTAGCGAAGGTCTACCGTGACGCAGAGGAGCTGCGGGAACGCAGAGCCAACACAGAAGCGTGGAGAAACGGCCTTTACATGGCATCTGCGCTTTCCTCTACGGTTGGCAATATGTTCCGAAAGAAAGGGTCTAAGCCTATCAAGTACATGGATAGACCGCTTCCCCTTACCCAAAAGGAGAAAGACGAGTATGAATACCAACGCGCAGTTGAGGCGCAGGAGCGAATCAAGAGAACGATGTTCTCTATGATGGAAAGTGATGGTGGTAGTGATGGCTGATGTTGATATTACGAGCTTATCCGTAGAGATTTCTGCGGAATCGCAGGGTGCAGAGCTTAATATCGACAAGCTCGCTACCGCCATTTCTAATTTGCGGACAAAGGGCAACGTTACAAAGGTTGTGAACAGCCTTGACAAGCTGTCCGGTTCCATTGCAACGCTGAAACAGGCATCCGCTGGAATGTCCGGGCTGGACAAAATCACCAGCTTTCTGAATGGGCTTTCCAATGTCAACACGACTGCAAGCACAAAGAGCATCAACACGGTCGTGAACGCAATCAAGAAGATTCCTGCTGCTGTGTCTGGCTTGAACGGCGTTGACTTTTACTCCATGTCTGGAAGCATTACTCAGCTCACTAACGCTTTGGCTCCGCTGTCTATTCTGGACGCATCGAACCTTAAAGCTCTTGGCAGCGCTTTCAATGTAATCGGAAAGGTTCCTGATCTGACCGACAAGCTGAAAGCAACAGACCTTGATTCTTTTGCAAGCTCTTGTCAGAAGATTTCTGCTGCTCTTGCTCCCCTTGCATCTCAGCTTGACAAGGTGGGCAATGCATTTGCAAAGCTCCCTCCGCAGTTGAGCAAGGTGGTTACACAGGCAAATCGTGTGACTGCTGCCAACGAAAAGCAGCGCAAGAGCTATCTCAGCCTGTCCAATCAGATGAACGGCTTTATGCGGAACATGGCAAAGCTGGTTTCGTTGAAAGCTATCGCTGAGTATCTTGGCAACGCTGTTGCGAAGTTCAATGACTTCTATGAAGCAACAGATCTGTTTCATAATGCTATGGGCAATCTGAGCGGTGAAGCCGATACGCTCATTAGCAAGATGCAGGGTTTGCTTGGCGTTGATCCGACCAAAGCAATGACCTACATGGCTACCATCCAGAGCTTGGGTACTTCGTTTGGTCTGACCAGCGACAAAGCATATATTCTGTCCAAGAATCTGACCCAGCTTGCCTATGACGAAGGTTCCTATTGGAACAAAAACGTTGCAGAGACCTTTACCGCAATGTCCTCCGCAATCTCTGGCGAGATTGAGCCTATTCGCCGTTTGGGCGTTGATCTGTCTCAGGCACGGTTGCAGCAGGAGCTTCTTGCTTTAGGCTTTAACAAACAGGTTTCTAGCCTGTCTCAGGCAGATAAGGCAGTTTTGCGTTACATTGCCATTATGAAGCAGACTGCCAACGTGCAGGGCAACCTTGCACAGACCATCCAGAGCCCTGCGAACCAGATTAAGATTCTGAAAGCGCAATTGGATATGCTGGCGAAGTCTGTTGGCTCTTTGCTCTACCCTGCCATGAAATCTATTCTTCCCCCGCTGATTGCCGCCGTTCAGCTCATTCGGGAGTTCGTTCAGTGGGTGGCAAAGCTGATGGGCGTGAAGGTCGTGTTCACCGATTTCACTAAGAGTGCTGGCAGCGTTGGCGGCATCGGTGACGCAATGGATGACACAACCGATTCGACAAAGAAAGCCGCCAAAGCTCTCAAGGACTACACGATGGGTTTTGATGAACTGAACATCATTGACCCAACACAAGGAAGCTCCGGCTCTGGCGGCGGTGCATCTGCTGGAAACATTTTGGGCGATGTAGACCTGTCCGGCTACGATATGTTCAAGCAGTACAACGAAGAGTTTGCAAGGCAGATTGATGCTCTCAAGCAGAAAATCAAGGATATGCTCCCCATCATCGGCGCTGTCACTGCTGCGCTTGCATTGTGGAAAATTGTTGATTTTTTGACAGATGTTGCGACCGCAATCTCCAAAATGACTGACTTGCAAAAGCTGGCTCTTTCAATTGCGACTGTTGTTATTGAAGCTTCGTTGGTATTTAGTTTTGCAAAAGGATACGCATCTAGTGGAAACCCTCTTGAGCTTTTAGGCGAAGTGGTATCCGCCGCATTTGGCTCTTTTGTTCTTTGGCGCACAATGGGCGCGGATGGCATTACTCTTGGCATGGGCATCGCTTTTGTGGCAAGCCTTGCCGGACTGACTTACGCTCTTGGCACTGGCGAAGCAAATCTTGGCGATGCAAGCACATGGATTCAATCCGCTTTAACTACTGCTTTTGGTTCCATTGCGGGCATCACGTTGTTCACTAATCTTGGCGTAGCCACTGGTACAGCCGCAACGCTTTCTATCGGTCTTGCAGGTCTTATTACCTTTGCTGGAATCACATTCTCTCTTGGCGAAAAGCTGAAAGAATTTCCGGTTCTTAATACCATCATTGCTGCTTTGATGGGAATTTTTGGTGGCGTTGCTGGTGCTGGCGTTGCATTGCTTGTTGGTGCAAGCCTTCCTGTTGCTGGAGCCGTTGCCGCTGCCGGTGTTGGTATTGGCCTTGTTCTTCACTGGGCTGGTATCAAATGGGGCACTAAAGAGAGTGGCGAAAAAACAGATGCTGCCGCAGAAGCCGACATTAAAATGTATTATGTCGAAAATGTTTTTGAGCAGCGCATTGAAGCCATCAAGCAAATTATCGTTACCAAGTGGAATGCGGCCATTGATTTTATGACTTCTCTTCCCGGAAAGGTTGGAAACATCATAAACAGCATTGGCGAGTGGTTCAGCTCTCTTCCTGAAAAAATCGGCTATGCCCTTGGCTTTGCCGTTGGCAAAATCGGGGAGTGGGTCGGAAACATGGTGGTTGCTGTAACAACCGAAGTTCCAAAAATCGTTTCGTCTGTTGTTAAGTTTTTTGAAGAATTGCCTGGAAATATTTGGACTGCAATTCTCAAAGCTCTTGACGTTATTTCTAAATGGCGGGAGCGTATGATAGCTTCCGTTGTTATTGAAATTCCAAAAATCATTTCGTCCATTGTCGGTGAGTTCAAAAAGCTTCCTGACGAATTAAGAAAACTTGGCAAATTCATTTGGGACGGCCTAATCAACGGTCTAAAAGATGCATGGAGTACCGTTACAAATGGTATTAAGAGTTTCACTGATGGTTTTATCAATGGCTTCAAGGAAGCTCTCGGCATTCACTCTCCTTCTACTGTGTTTGCGGGAATTGGTGGTTACATTGTTCAAGGTCTTGCAAACGGTATCACTGCAGCACTTCCTTACGTTGAACAAGCTATGACCAATCTGGCAAACGTTGTTCAGCAGAAGGGCAACGAGATGATTGACTATGGAGCGACCACCGCAACGAATTTCGTTGACGGCTTCTTTAACGGTCTGAGCAGCAAGTGGCAGGAACTTGATTCCGGTTTGCAGAATGACTTCTTCGGCACAGTACAAAATCTTTGGAATGCTGTGCAGAACGGAGACTTGAAAACAATCGGAACAACTACAGCAGCTATTATCTGGCAGGCGATGGGGGAGGAGAACCGAAATCAGGTAAAAGCATACGCACAAAGCTTTATTTCCAATATTTCCGGCGTTTTAAAGGACGCATCTAAAACCCTGTTTAACGAAGCGTTAAAAGTTGGCAAGGTCATTTGGAGCGGCATCACAAAAAATTTTGGAGATATCGTAAAGAGCGTTTCCAATCTTGGAACTACGATTTCTGCATCAATTAGCGCATTGAAGGTGCCTTTAGCCACTACTGGCACTGCAATCAGTCAAGGCCTTTTCGGTGGCCTTGTAAGCTCTTTTCCTGAAATTTTTGCTGCAATGGGCGGCTTGATTGGAAGTGTCGGCTCTGCGTTTGTTGGCCTTCTTACTTCTATTGCCGGTGCGCTTTCGTCTACAGTTTTCGGCATTCCTGTAGCACTTATTGTCGGTGCGGCCGCAATTGCCTTAGGCGCTGCGATTGCGGGTATTGTAAGCAATCTCGGCGGGAAATATTCAACTGATAATTCTTCTTACGTCGGGACCCCTGAATACGATGCTTCTACAGGTTCCACCACTTCTGCAAATGGATACTACGGCAATACATCATCCGGGTCAACAAGCTCTTCCGATCTGCAAGGCGCGGTTTATAACGGCTGCTATAATGCGTTTCTTGATATTTTCCAGCGCTATGGTGACGAAATTACCGGCGGTAAGGAAGTCAGGCTGTTCATTGACGGAAAGCAGATTACTGCTTCGGTCGAAAAGCAGCAGGCTGATCGTGGAGTGCAAATCATGGGTACGGAAGTGTATAGCTATTAAGGAAGGGACGGTGAATTATGCAAGCTCTTGTATCAGTAAACGGCGTAGATTTGCCAGAGCCTTCCTCTTATAGCGCAACGACTTCAACCATCGTTGATTCTGGCCGAAACGTGCAAGGCAAGGTTGTTGGCTCTGTGGTTCGGCACGATGTTGCAAAAGTGGCTCTCAAGTGGAACTACCTTACCGCAAAACAATGGGCTTCCGTTATCGGCCCATTCACTACAAACTTTTATTGCACGGTACGATTTTACAATCAAGCAACAGCTTCTTATTCCACACGTCAGATGTATGTTTCCGATCGAACAGCCGGAATGTGGCGAAGGGGCCCAAACACCGGAAATGTGATGGGCTGGACGGATTGCTCTTTGAGCCTGGTTGAAGTCTAAAGGTGGTGATTTTATATGTCTGTGAAGCCGTCCGATAAGTGGCTTTCACAATATAATAATACGCTTGTACCCGAAACTTTTATTCAGATTACTTATCATGCAGCTGATGATGCGGCGCAAACGGACGCTATTGCAAGTTCGGGTTCGCAAACCGTGTTCAGTAACGCGGCATCCATCACTGATCTGGACATTTCCGTTTCCGGAAATTATGCGACTGCTGAAACTAATTTTTGGGTTTTGGATGGAAGTCTTGGTATCGTTCCGGATTCTGAACCGTATCAAGAATGCGGCTATGTAAGTGGTGAATGCGTATCAAGCTCCAATCATCCAACCATCACATTTTCTTTTAGTAAAAACCACGAAGAAAAAATACCGGGTCTGACAATCGTTTGGTCTGAAATTTTAAATGAATGGGCAAAATCATTTAAAGTTTCCGCTTACAAAGGAACCGCTCTTCTTTTGGAAAAGCAAATTGACAGCAACGATTCTGTCGAAACTTCAATTGAATTTGAAATCTCCAATTATGATTCGGTTATTATTGAAATTCTTGAATGGTGTATTCCAAACCGAAGAGCTCGTATCTCGCAAGTGGAATTTGGACAACGTGTGAAATTTAGCAAAACAGACCTTCTGTCGTATTCCCATAAATCAAAGCGAGACCCAATTTCCGGTCAACTTTCCAAGGATTCAATTTCTTTTTCTATTGATAACAGCGACCAAAAATGGAATCCTATCAACCCTGACGGTCTCTACAAGTATTTGTATGAACGCCAAGCTGTTTTTGTAAAGTATGGCATGGACTTGGACGGACAGACCGAATGGATTAACGGTGGAAAGTTTTACCTTTCCAGTTGGAGTATTCCTTCTAATGGCATTACCGCTTCCTTTGAAGCTCGCGATGCTTTGGCGTTTTTAATCGATTCACTATACACCGGAAGGAAAAGCGGAACTTTATACGAAATGTGTTATGACGCTTTGGAACTTCTTGATGTTTCCGGTATCAGTTATTACATCAACGAATCTTTGAAGGACTATACAACTGATTTTAGCAACGGAAATTCTTCGTATAAAAACGCTGATGTGTTACAGCTTTCTGCTAACGCAGCTGGTATGGCTTTGTATCAGACAAGAAACGGTGAGATTCGGATTGACCGGGTTCCATACCTTCCTGAAAACAAGTCCGACATTTATGAAATCACTGAAATCAATGATTATCAGTATCCGGAAATCACTTTTTCTAATAAATTAAAAAACATCTCTTACTCTCTAAATGGAGCTTCGTCATTGTATCCGAATGGCGCTACTGGCGATGGAGTTACGCAAAGTGTAAACAACGCGCTTATCTCTTCTTCCATCGTCTCCCAGCCAAAAAATGTTCTAACTGAAAGCTATAAAGTGCTTTCTAACCGTCGAAAAGCTACCCTGTCTTATCGTGCAAGCCCGCACAACGATGCTCTTGATTTTGTCAAGCTCAATCATCAGTTCGGATATTCTTCTAACTTGTTGATTACTGACGTTTCTTACACGTTTAATGGCAGCTTCAAGGGCTCCGTTACCGGGTATATGATTGAAGATGTTGATTCGTTACAAATCGACGCTTCTGAGATTTACTTACATCCTTCCGACACGATTACGCTCACTGCGACGCTTACTCCTGCATCTGCCGATTCCCCTGTTATTGTTTGGAATGCATCTCCTGCCGGTATCGTTGAACTGAATGTCATCAAGAACGAACGCGGCATATCTGTCTGCAACGTTACGTATTTACACAGCGGAAATGCAACGATTACAGCTACAGTTGCGAGCCTTTCTGCTTCTTGCAACGCTACTACGATTGCGGACGAGATTTCTAACCTCAAAGAAGGCGATACCGTTTATATCTCCGTCGCTGGCGTTTATACTGCTTTTCTTGTTTCAAAACATAATTACGAACCGGAATTAAATGGCAAAGGGAGAACGCTTCTTGCTCTTAAAGACGCGAAAACAGAAAACATTGCGTGGGATAGTAAAATGACAACTCCCGCAGAGTATTCGACCAGCAGTATTGATGCCTTATTGAACGGAAACATAAAAAATTCTTTTTCTGATTTCATGCAGAAAAAAATCGGCAAAACTACTTTTTATTATACCCCAGCGTTCAAAAAAAATGATTCTAACAATTACGTACCTTCTGCTGTGTCTACTCTATCTCGCAGTATATTTTTACCTTCCGCAAAAGAAATATACTACGGATTTCCTGATAACAGTAGTTCTATTAATGAAATTTGGGGTTATGGATGCAACGTAGAAGGAAGCCCGCTCCCTACAGCAAAAGAACTTCTGAGAAATCCTTTTTTTATGATCGGAGACGATTACAGCCCGTATGAGCAGTGGACGAGAACTCCCGTTACCCATCTTGAATATTGGGGCATGGGCCCTTCTGTTGGGGATATCTATTATCGTTCTATCGTTGTTTCAAAGTATTTGGACAGAGCACATCTTGGCAGTTATGATGACGAAGACGAATTATTTTTTTATGACTGTATCGGTTCTGGCAACGATGGCCGCAAGTGCTATCATTACATGTTTACCGTTCCGAGCAATTTGCCTATCGGGTATCAAAACAGAGTTGAGGAAGAATAATTTATGGCTCGTTGGATTACAGACCGCACGCAATCAGATGTTGACCGCGTGAAAGAAATTACCGCAAAGGCAAGAACAGGCACGTGGACAAAAGCCGAACAATCGGAATGGCTTGCCGGAATGAAGGGCGCTTTAAGCTATACGGATTTTAACCGCATAGAATCCGGCATTCAAGAGCTTGGCTCCATTGTTGGCGCGTCTGTTTCTGTTCGGACTGATTGGACAGTCGATGGATATATGAAAGTCTCCGATGCAACACGTTGGCTTTCCAACATCAACTCCATTCGTGCTAAATGCTCTGGCCCATCTGGTATTGTAGATACGCCAGAAAGCATGAATAAACTCGATTTTTCAACGATGAATCAAATCGAGCAAATTTTGTTCGACATTGAAACGCTTGCTAAAACATACGTTACGTTTTCCGGTGAATACATGACAGGAGATGGACAATATGGTTTTTGAAGACCGTGTGGCGAAATATCCGGGTCGGTGGACAATGGTAAAATCGGATGGAACATCCGAAATTGTCACTCTTATCCGAAATGACGAGCCAACAAAAGAAGGAACGCCAATCAATGCATCCACTTTAAACGAGCTGAGTACTGTTGCGGGCGCAATTAACGCAAAGGAAGAAGCCGTTTCGGCAGCGCATGCTGCTGCATCCGAAAAGGCTAAAGCAGAACAAGCGGCTGCAAATGCTGCGAACGCTGTTAAGGTCGATTTGAAAGAATACTCTGACAAAGCAGTCACGAGTGCGTCAAATGCAGCGAAGAGCGAAAAAAATGCGAAAGTGTCCGAGACGGAGTCTGCCAAAAACCTGCAAGGGACCAAAGAGTATTTTGAGCAGGTGCGCACTATCACCATCGGTGCACAGGGCTGGTACGCCACGCCGGAAGCCCTCAAGACTGCTGTGCCGGTGGGCGAAAACGGCTGGTGGGCAGTGGTCGGCACGACCGACACCATCTGGACGTGGGACAGCGACACGGGCGCGTGGAAGGACAGCGTGCAAAAAGCTGATTTATCCGACTACTACACACGGGAACAAGTAAACAGGCTTCTTGAAGCGCAAAAGCTTGCAGACCATCCGGTGGGCAGCATCTACCAGAGCACCGACCCCACCAGCCCCGCCGCACTGTTTGGAGGTACATGGCAGGAGACCGCGCAGAACCGGGTGCTGATGGGTGCGTCCTACGCCCACGCAGCAGGCACCACGGTAAAAGCCGGTCTGCCAAACCTTGCAGGTAGTTTAAGCGAAACCTCAAATAACGGTAAAACATCACCATTTCGCGGTAATAAAAACGCCATATCGTCAATAGGTGCTTTGGCAGTTACAGAGGTTAGCTCTCCTTTTTGTGGATATGCTGGATATGAAGGGTCGGCATATGATATTTCTTTTGATGCTTCCCGCTCGAATTCGATTTACGGTTCAAGCGATACCGTGCAGCCACCAGCCTATTATGTGCACATCTGGCGGCGCGTGGCCTGAGAAAGGAGGTTTTGAACCATGAAGATCATTGACGAGAACGGTGCAGCCATTGAAAACCCTGACCTGACGCTTGGGTATCTGGTGGACGACACCGAGCCAGTGGAGCACCCCGCCGTGGAAGGCGTGGAGGAAGTGAGCCACTACGAGACCGTAACGGAGTATCCCGGCGGCGGCAGGGATGTGCGGAAGGTCATCGATGTGCCGGGCGTGCCTGCGCAGGCCGCATGGACCGAACAGGTGCCGGTGCAGAGATACATCCGCTATACGGAAGAAGAATTGGCCGCGCGGGAAAAAGAGCGCCAGCAGGCCGAGGAAGCAGCCCGTCTGCCCGAGACGATTGCCAGCCTGACCTGCCAGCTGACCGACCTGCAGCTGGCCCTGTGTGAACTGTACGAAGGAGGTGGTGTGTAATGGCAAGGATCTATGCGGCCCTGATCCGCAAGGGCATCAAAACGCTGGAGGATGTGCCCGCCCGGCTGAGGGATGCCGTGGCAGCGCTGCTGCAGGAGGACGGCCATGCTTAACGTTTACTCCCGCGCAAGGGATGGCGAAACGCTGCTGAGCCGCAGCTTCCGCGCAAAGGAATTTGCCTGCAAAGACGGCACCGACCCTTTGTTTGTGGACAGCGAACTGGTGCAGGTGCTGCAGGCCATCCGTGACCATTTTGGCGCACCGGTGGTCATTACCAGCGGCTACCGCACCGCTGCACACAACAAGGCTGTGGGCGGAGCGGTTTACAGCCAGCATCAGTATGGCCGTGCCGCGGATATCCGGGTGTCCGGCGTGCCGGTGGAGCAGCTTGCCGCCTACGCCGAGACCCTGCTGCCCGGCACCGGCGGCATCGGCCGCTACCCCGCAAAAGGCTTTGTCCATGTGGATGTGCGCAAAGCAAAAAGCCGGTGGGTCGGGTAAAGGCGGTGAACGGAATGGAAACGATCTTATCCGCTGTCATTGCCGGGGCCGTGACCCTGATCGGCGTGCTGATTGCCAACAGCCGCAGTCAGGCCGTGACCGACACCAAGCTCGAAGAGCTGACCCGCGAGGTGCGCGAGCATAACAATTTTGCCCGCCGCGTACCGATTTTAGAAGAACAGATGAAGGTGGCCAACCACCGCATCGCTGACCTTGAACAAAATGAGAAAGTGAGGAATTGATATGAACTTTGGTAAAATTTCTGCCGCCACCATCGCCCGCACCGCTGTGCTGCTGCTTGCCCTGACCAATCAGGTGCTGAGCGCTCTGGGCAAACCTATGCTGCCCATTGAGAGCCAGACTGTGGAACAGCTGGTGACCGCCGGCATCACCACCGTGGCCGCGCTGATCAGCTGGTGGAACAACAACAGCTTCACCTCTGCAGCCATTCAGGCCGATGCCGAATACGCCCGCCTGAAGCAGAAAAGTGAGTGA